AAGGCCAGATGCCTTTGCCGCGCTCGCGAACGGTCATCGCCGGATTGGAAATGGCCCGAGCGGGCAGAAACCCATCGGACCGAACGGGCGGCAGGCGCCGACATTCCGAGACGTCGAGAAAGTCCGATGAGTCGACGGCCCAAAACCGGCAATTCTTGCAAACGTCACTAGATAGCGGTAATTGATAGTCGGCCACTTGCATTTATCTCCCTGGGTGCGGATGGTCGGGGCGGCTTCGGACTGGGTGTAACTGGTCGGCCGCCCCTTCAAACCCCCAGCACAGCGCGCAACTCGCCGTCCAGATCGGTCGGATGAAGACAGCCGTCTATCAGCCCCGCGCCGATCAGCACGATATCCCGATCAACCACGGCTTGCGCCATCAGTACTTTCAGGATCCGCGAGCGATAGCCGCCCTCTGCTGGGTCGCCAATCGTGGAGGACAGGCTGGTGCGGCCAAAGTTATTAACGCTGGTCGGACTGATCCCGGCGTATTGCGCGAGCTTGGCGCGCCGAAGCTGGTCGAGACCCTCCTTACGAATAAGGCGGCGCGCTCCGTCAAGAATGGCGGCGTCTCGTTCGAGGTTGCGGGGGTCTATCTCGGTCTGCTGCATGGTCGGTATCCTCTAGAGCCTGGATGGCGGATGATTAGCGACTATTGACGGCGTGGTCAATTCGCAACCTTAAGAGCGCGCCGTCGACGCTTATTTTCGATAGCATTCTGGATGCAGCACGGGCGGCACCAAGGGGATATGCCATCTTTTCGTTTGTAATAGGATTCCTCGGGATGCCACGATCCACATTTGCGACACGGTTTCTGCCAGACGCCGTTGACTTGGGAGCAACCGCCGTGCTCGCGTTTATGCCGAACCTTCGATAACAACTCGAGATTTTCGATCGAATTGTTGAGTTTGTCGCGGTCTTTGTGGTGGACGTCGTGACCGTCCGGAATCTCGCCATGATGGCGCTCCCAGACGATCCGCTGCTCCATCCGGTAGGATTTGCGAACAGGGTCATAAACCCGGCGGTATCCCTTCGGAGTGATCGATCCGTAGCCGCCGGGGGCCGAGCTTTTTGGTCCTGATTTTCCCATAACCAACAAATAGAAAACCTTCTGCGCACCGTCAAGCCTTATCCGCTTTAGCATACGCATGGTCCACTCGGCCCTGGATGATCGGGATATACTCGTCGGTCATCTCACAACCAATAAACCGGAAGCCTTCGCGGGCACAGGCAACCCCCGTCGTCCCGCTACCCGCGAACGGGTCAAGGACCGTGCCGCCGGGCGGAGTCACCATCCGCACCAACCATTGCATAAGCGCGCTGGGTTTTACCGTTGCGTGCGAATTTTTGACCGGAGTCCAACGACCATAAGGGTTGCCGTCCTCGCCGTTAGCCGCGCCTTCGGTATGGTTCGGGCGGAACTCGCTGGCGGCGGATGCGCGCTCGGGCAGATCGTCCAGCCCTTCGTTACGGTCGGATTTGCTCGCCTTGGCGCAATAAAAATAGCGAGCAGCACTCCCCGCCGGTTCGTCATATCCATATTCGCCAGTATGGGCGGGCAGACCTCGCCCGCCCCCGTAAATGCCGCCGGGTTTGCTCGTTATGGACGTGCGTTTAGATGCGCCGGTCGCCGGAAACCCCGCCAGTACTTCCGGCGACCCGTCGTGGGTGAGATTCGCGGGCCATCTCCCCGGCGGCTGTTCGTTTTTGGAGTCCGGCATTTCGTAAGATGTACCATTTCCGACGATTCCCCCGCCATGCCGTCGGCGGGGGCCGGCGACATCTGCATGTTGCACGCGGCAGCCATCAATATTAAGCGCCCCCGTTCCCCAACGCAGTACGTTGGCCGCAACGGTCGGTTCGGATAGCGGCTTGCGGCAAAGGACGATCGGTTCGTAAGCCGGTTTGAGCGCAGTTCCCCATCCTTGCCATTGTTCGGCTTCGGGGGTTGCGGGTTCGTTCGAGATAAGCCGCCCAGAATGGCCGACTCCGTAAACGGTGCCGTCACCGCGTCGATCGGTGACGGCCCTGACGATGTCGCGTTCCGCTCCGAGAGATTTATCAATCCCCTTCGATACGTCATGAGACTTGGGGAAGCCGCTACCGAAAACCCAAGCAAGCTGGTCGCGCACCTCGAACCCGGCCAGCCGCAAGGCCAGCACGCCCAGATCGTAAGTCCGCGTTCCGAAAAATGCGATCAGATGACCGCCGGGCTTCAGGACACGATAAGCCTCGCGCCAAACTGACGGACCGGGTACGAATGAGTCCCAGCTAGCGTTCATAAAACCGCTCGACTTATGGGCGTAATCGTCGCCCGCCAGCCAATGCGTCAACACTTCAGTCATGTCGGGCTCTTTGCTCAACCCATAAGGGGGATCGGTCACGATCGAATCCACCGAATCGGGCGGCATCATCATGGACATGGCCATGCGACAATCCATTTCGTGCAGTTCCCAAACTTGACTCATTTCAATTCCTGTCCCATAATTTGCCCATGCGTGAACGAGTCACAACGAATTGTCAACGGTGCGAAAAACCTTTTCAGGTTTCGCCCAGCCGCGCCAAATTCGGGCGAGGCAAACATTGCTCGCGAGACTGCCAGTACGCTGCGGCCCGAGAAAAACCTTCGTCGGCCATTTCGATTAAATGCGAGGGCTGCGGGGTTCTGTTCGATCGCCATATTTCCTGGCTGGATCGGAAAGGTGGCGGACGGTTCTGCTCGCGGCCCTGCCGTGACCGAAAGCGAGTCGGTCCGCTTCATCCGCAATTTCAAGACGGCAACGACCCCTATCGAGGGCATAATTGGGGCGCCCAGAAACGGGCGGCACGAAAACGCGACGGGGGACTTTGCCAAGCATGCGGTGCGAAAGGAACCGACGTTCATCATAAAATCCCTTTCCGCAAATTCGACAATTACGAGGAAGCCAACCGGCTAGAAAATCTGGAATTGCTTTGCCGTCCCTGTCATCGAAAAGCCGACGCAGAGATTCAACGGCTAGAGCGTGAGGCTAAATAGGCTCGAAGCCGCGTTCAGGATCGATCATAAAGCCAGCCACGCCGCCCTCTTCGTTCACCAGGTCCGCCCATGCGCGCTGACCCGCATAATGCCCGTAAGCCGTCAGTTTGCCGCGCGCATCCTTGATCGGGCCGGGCGCGGGCGGTTTCCATCCGGTCGGCTTGACCTCGACGGATTTGAAGCGCGCAAAGTGCTGGCCGACCATATCCGGAGTGATCAACACAGTCTCCCAGCCGATCAGATCGCCCGACTTGAGCATCTCTCCTTCAGCGACCGTATCGTTCGCCAGACCGAAGCGGACCGGCTTGCCGCGCTTGTCGAGCAGGGCGCCGCGGTTATTCCGGAAAAGCCGATCGCCCTGGTCGTGCAGGATGCGACGGATATGGTTCTGGTTGGCGGACTCACTGGTCATTTCGCCTGCTCCCCAAGTCTGGCCAATATATCCTGCCACATTTTCGAACCGGTAGTCTGCGAGAACCCCAAATGTCGCGAAGCTGCCGATACTGACCATCCTTCGGCGACCAGTTCGGCCAGCGCGTCAATCCGACGGTTACGGGCAGCTTTCAAGCGCTGTCGATGCGCGAAGAAACGAGTCACGCTGCGCCCCTATCCGAGTGCCAAGAGGACGCGCCCATCAGACAATAAACGCGATGACCTGGATGCGCGGCGGCCAACCGACCAAGAAAATCGTCATTCGGCGCCTCGGTAAATCGCATGAAAATTCGGGCGGGCGAATCGTCGATATCGATCGCATCTTCCGAAGGCTCCGGAACGATCAGGACCATATATTCGCGGCTCATTTCGCGGGTTCCGCAGCCTGCGGGGACAGGTCTTCGGTTATGGAGATGATCGCTTTCGTGCCGGTTTTATAAGCGGGCGAACCTTCCGTTTCATCTTCGAACCGGACAACCGCCGTAACGCCCGCACTATCGGGATTGGGCCGAACGTTTCGATCGATTTGGGCCGTTACGGCCCGAACGACCAGATCCGTCAATTCTTTCGAAGACAGTCGAATGTGAGAAACTCGCGAATGAGTGGTCTGTTGGTCGATTTTCATCGTGTCGTCTCCTCTAAGTTAAGCCCTATCGGCTATTGACCGCTCCGTCAATGCGCAATCGTAAAGCCGTCGCATCTGCCGCGTTCAAAGCCTGCGCGCTAACCACGTCCACGCCATATCCCAGATAGAACGCCCTTTGAATCTCATAGTCCGCCCGCCCCTCCGCGTGCAGCCGCCCCGCCCATCGGTCCATAGCGTCCCGCAACTCAATTTGCGCCGAACTGGCCGCCTCATAATTCCGCCAGTGCCGCCCGAGCCATTCGGGCCGCGCGCCCTTGGCCAGTTGCTGCGCGTCATGCGTCGATCGGTCCATATCCGTCGGGATGACCCGCCCCTGCAGGACCGCCAGCGCGTCGGGGTCCATCAGTTGCAGATCCCCGTCAACATGTTCGGGAGCGGCGCGACTCGCCGGTTCTGGCGCATAGCCGCATTTCGGGCACCGCCGCATGGTGCGCGGGTAGGGCGCAAAGCACCGCCGGCCCGACGGTAGTGGATCGGGATTGAGGCATACACGGTTTGGGATATCGTCAGGATCGGCCGCTTGGGCGCCTCGGGCTTCCCGTCGATCAAGCGACCAGACGCGGGGCTTATCGGGCGGCCCGAGCGCGGGATTGGTAAACCCGCCGATATGGTCGATTATCAGTGCTTTGGGTTTCTTGCTGGCGGCAATGGCGGCAAGACGGCCAAGGCGAGTCGTCAGATCGAAACCGGGCGCATAGTCCGGTCGCAAAATTCGGCCCAGATGTTGGAGCCAAACGATGATCGACCCAGTCAACCGACCGAATGAGCCGACCTGGAGGCTTGGAATATCCACGCCCTCGCCGATCACATCAACCGCAACGATCTGCATCAATTGCCCCTGTTCGGCCTTATCGAAAATAGCGTCCCGCAGGTTCGGATCGGTATCGCCGGTTATCAGCTCAGCCGATACGTCGCGCTCACGAAAAGCGCGGACGGTTTCGATGGCAGTCTCGATCGATCCGACGAACGTAACGCCGGACAGACCTTTCGCCCATTCAAGATAGTGAGCCGGAATGTCCCCGACTATGTGGCTAGCCCGTTCGGCAGCGAGTCGCTGATCGCGCGTATAGTCGCCGTCAGAACCTTTCGGCGCTTCGGCTGCGACCAGATCCGTCGGCGGGCAAACCACGTCATAATCGCACAGATAGCCTTCGTCGATCAGCCATCGCATGGGTGGTCCGACGACCATCGCATCGGCCAGCCCGTCGGCGTGGCGACCCAGGCCTTTACCATCCGGACGGCCCGGCGTGGCGGTCATGCCGAGCCCTCGGCATTCCGGATGCGTGAAGCGCGCGACGGCCTTTCCGAAAGAGTTTTCGCGCAAGGTATGGTGAAATTCGTCATTTACCCACAATGTGACTTGCGCGGCCCATTGATCCAGACCCTTCGCCTTGACGAGCGTTGGGATCGAAGCGACCCGGCATCGGGCGCCCGGCACGTAAAAGCATTGGCCGAGCTTCTTGACGTGCTTTTTGGCGATGATCCGTTTCGACTTGTCCGAACAGATCAGATCGTGCCTAATTCCCGCGCGTCCGAGCGTAAGGCTAATCTGTTCGACTAGCTTGTCGCGATGAGCCGTGACGCACGAAAAGCCCCCGTGGCCGCCGATCAGATCGGCTAGGATCGGGGTCTTGCCCGCCCCGGTAGCCGCCTGGACGCACACGACTTTGAAGCCCATGTCCCAATACAGACGGACCTCATTGCAAATATCCTGCTGATACGGACGGAGAATCATATGCACTCATATCCCGCCGACCACGCAAGCAATGCGTCCGCATATTCCTTAAAGTCCGGGCCGCCCAACATATCCGACGACTCGACCAGACCGAGCATGGCAACCTCCAGCGGGCAGTCACGCGCCATATCTTCCAGCCACATGAGCAGCCGCAATTTTGACCGCATGAGCTTCGGCGGGATCAGCTTGTTGATAGCGAGACCGGACCGATCGTGACCGACCGTCCACTTGCCATCTGTCTGGTCCTTGAAGACCGTGAAGGGACTGTCCGCACTGATCGCCCATCCGTCGTACTCCCGGCGGCGCGAACCGGACGACCAGTCATGATGAAAGGGCCGGCGGATGGTCATTCGACAGGCTCCACGTTGCGCGCCTCAATCTCGCCATACGTCGTAAGGAGCAAGACGTGACTTTTAGCGCCGTCCAATCCGCCATTCTCGTAGTCATATTCGTAACCGATATCGGTCCAAGTCTGCCCACCTGATGGCGGATAATAAACTCCGGTCCGAACGACCCGTTTGGCCAAAACGGCGCATTCTTCGCCGCGATAATCGTAGCTGACGTAGGTGAAATGATGGATCGTCCGTTCTCGGCCACCAAAACCGGCCATGCGATTCGCCGCACGGGCCGCACCTTCGGCAAATTCGCGCTGCGCACGTCCCCGAGGATTGACAATTCCGAGCAGTTCCATAGCTTCACTCAGTTTCGGATGCTGTCGGTATTCTGTAAAAAGATCGGTCCAAACCTGCGGATATCCGACACGCTCGACAAATTTAGGCTCGATGATCCGAATCATATCGCCGACGCGGTACACGTGCTTGCGGGCCATAATGAAATTTCCTCCCTGTCGGTAATTTGCGGTATTGACCGATCCGTCACTAGCCGCTAGGTAAGGCAACGTCAACAGCACAGGAAGACAAATATCATGCAAATTTCACTAGACACGGCGCTGGCCGAGACGGACGAACTGACGGCCCTGATCGCCCTTTGCGCATCGCTCGGCGGACGGTTGCCGGGGACCCGGTTCAACGTAACGGTCGACACGGCTCCCGCTCGCGAGAAGCTGACGAACGAAGATCGCCGCGTGGCCGAACATGCGGAAATCAATCAGGGTCGGCGAGGACCGCCGCTCGGGATGGCCGAAATTACCGGCGAAGATGACGATCAGTTCGACACCGAGGACGGGCCCGAACAGGCCGTCGACTCGAACGGCACTCCATGGGACGGCCGCATTCACAGCGAGAGCCGCGCGATCAATGCCGATGGCACCTGGCGCAAGCGCCGCGGCGTGTCGGACCAACTGTTCGCTGAAGTAATGGCCGAACTGACCGATGCCGCGCCCCCGCCGCCCCCGGCAGACGAGGGAAACGCACAAGCGTCCAGCGAAGACGTCCCGGCGCCGCCTGCCCCCACGGCGGACGCGCCTTCGGAGTCAACGCCTGCCGCAAGTGCGCCGGTCGCTGGTGAGCCCGCCGGTAGCGGACAGTTTGCCAGTTTTGCGGACTTCGTGGCCGCCGTCTCCAAGCACGGCAAGACCTATGCGGAACTGAACGAAATGGCCGGTGTTCTCGGCGTCCCGGCCTTCAAGGATTTGAAGGACCACGCAGACAAGTGGGACATGTTCTTCGGCATGATCGGTTAACTTGGCGGGTCGGCCAGGGCCCCCTAGCTGATGGCCGACCCGTTCTTTTTATTGCAGGGAGATGATGCGCCATGACCGGCATTCCAAATTACGACGTCGAACGCCCTCGCGAGTATGGCAGCCTACACGCCCAACCCGAACCGGACGCCTTCTCGCACGAATCGCCAATCCGCGCGTTCACCAATTGGTCGGTCGCCGGCAACTATGCGATTGGCAAGGGCTTTCGGCCATCACTCGCCCACGTCGCGACCTATCTAGACGCCTTGGATCGTCTGGAAGGCTGGGCGTTGCTGCAAATTCTGGAGGCGGCGAGCGGTTCGCCTAGTTTTGTGTTTCGACGGGGCGAAGGCTCCATGCCCTCCGACACCCGACGTCTCGTCATTGCTGCCCGAACGATCGCGTTTAGCGATTGGGACGGCGATAGCGAGGAATGGGCGACCGCTCGTAAAGAACTGGACGATGCGTCAGAAGCTTTCGCCTCGCGCGTTCCTTGGGAGGACGAACAGTGACTGACCGCCCAGCCGACGAACACGCCATCCTAGCCCCATCGTCCGCCCATCGCTGGGGTCCGGACGGTTGCGCCGGGTCGATCGCCATGGAAGCCCGCCAGCCCGAGCAGGAACCGACCGAAGAGAGCCGCGAGGGGGACGCCGCGCACTGGCTGCTCGCCCAGACACTGCTAAAGCTGACGGTGCCGCCCGAGGCGCTCGCCCCGAACGGAGTGCCGATCAATGACGAGATGCGCGAAGCGATCGTCGAGATGGTCGAGGACGTGAACGACACGCTGAAGGGTTGCAGCGCGGGCGATTATTATCAGATCGAACAGCGGGTCGCGGCGCACGCCCTGGTGCATCCCGAGAATGACGGGACGCCGGACGCATATTTCGTTCAGTTCAGCCGCAAGACTGTTCATATCTGGGACTTCAAATACGGTCATCGGTTTGTCGACGCCTATCGTTGCTGGCAGATGATCAATTATGCGGCGTGCATCGTCGAGGACGCGAAAATAGACGACTGGCAGGACTGGTCGTTCACGCTAACAATCGCGCAGCCCAGATGCTTCGAACGGGACGAATTGGGCGGCACGCTGCGCGAATGGTTCGTGTCGGGCGCCGAGCTTGCGCCGATGTTCGACGGCCTCCGGATAGCCGCCCACGCCGCCATGGAACCGGACGCCCTGCTTCGGACTGGACCGCATTGTCGGGACTGCCGGGCGCAATGGGATTGCCCAGCGAACCAACGGGCGGGCGGCGTGGCGCTCGATACTATCCGCGCGCAAGGTTCCGCCGGTATGGACGCAGCGGCGATCGGCGTGGAGGCGAAAGTACTGGCCGAAGCGATGGATTTCGTCAAAGCCCGACTGTCCGCCCTCGACGCGCAAGCCCTGGCGCTCCTGGGGCGCGGCGAGCGCGTTCCGTTCCATTCGCTCGGCTGGACCCAACCGCGCCTGACGTGGGAGAAAGACCGGCAGGCCGAAGCGGCAAATATCGTCGCCATGTTCGGCGTGGACGTGCAGTTGGGGGTCAATTTGCCGACCCCGTCGCAATGCATCAAACAGGGTGTTGACGGATCGGTCATTGCCTCATATACGAGACGGGACGAACCGAGCCAGAAGCTCCTACGGGTGGACGACTCGACGGCATCCAAGATACTAGGGAGACGATAAAATGTCCGCCAATATTGGCCACAATAGCGATCAGCAACTGCGCCTCTTCATCAAACGGATCGAACGGCTCGAGGAAGAGAAGAAAGGCATCGCCGACGATATTCGCGACACGTACAGCGAGGCCAAGGCCAACGGTTACGACCCGAAGATCATGCGTCAGATCGTCCGTATTCGCAAAATGCCGGCGGCCGATCGTCGCGAGATGCAAGCCGTTCTATCAACCTATTTGGCCGCTCTTGGCCTAGAAGAATAAGGGAGCATACCATTATGACACGTTTTACATTTACAGGCCGCGCCGTTCAGGGCGATCCGATGAAAGCCGGGCCGCAACGCAAAGACAAGTCCGGCGTCCTGAAGTTCCGCAAAGACGGCCAGCCCGATGCGCCTTTCTTCTATGCGATCGCCATCCCCAAGGATCCGGCCAAGCGGTTCGTCATTCCGGGCAACCCTTCGTATGAAGAAGAAAAAGCGAAGGTCGACGCGGCGGCACGGGCGGCATGGCCGAACATGTTCAACCCGCAATACCAGCGGCCTGCGGGCCTTCAGTTCGAAGCCTCGTTGCCGATGGACTGCTCGAACCCGAAATTCGCCAACAAAATTCAGGACGGCGACGGGTTCGACGACAGCGGCCAGCCGAACAACACGAAAGACGGCTGGGCGGGTTGCTGGGTCATCAAGGTCAGCAACGGTTTCGCCCCGAAGGTCTATGAATGGGCAAATGGATGGGTCGAACTGACGCCCCATAGCGACCGGAAAATCAAGCTGGGCGACTATGTGACGATCAGTGGTACGTGCGAATCGAACAAGTCGACCGAGTCGCCTGGGATGTATATGAATTTCGACACGGTCAGCTTCGAACAGGAAGGCGAACTGATCGTCGCCGCAACGTCGGTCGATCCGACCGAGGCGCTCGGCAATCGCGGGGGAAACCCCCCGGCCTCCGGAGCGGCCCCTTCTGCCCCTGCGGCCGGAACTGGCGGTCCTGCTCATGGGACGGACGGATCGGCGACTGCCTCGGCCCCGCCGTATAGCGGATACCGCGAGGACGCCGCGCCCCCGCCGCCTTCGGGAGATGCGCCGCCCCCGCCGAGCGGCCCGACCATGACGGCTAAAGCGAACGGCAAGTCCTACGAGTCGTTCACGAAGGCGGGATGGACCGACGACCAGCTTCGCCAGCATGGCTATATTGCCTGACGACTAACGCGGGCGGCACCGGACGTGCCGCCCGCTGCGGGGAGACGAAAAATGTTGATGATCCTTCTCTATCTTTCGGCCGGCGCGATTATTGGTTTTATCGTTTGCGCCAGGCTTGATGCCGCTTCGGATGCGGATTTGCGGATGACTGCCGGCGCGGCCAATAGTCGTGCGATCCAGTTGGACCGGGCGAACGGCGTGCTGCGGCGGGAACTGTTCGAACTGCGTGCGAAATATGAACCGACGCGCGATCATGGCTATGGAGTGCCGTCCAATGGTTAAATACGACAAAGACGGCCAGTTCGAAGCGATCCATTGCGACAAATGTGACAAGCCCAACCCGCCGACCGAGGATCTGATGATGAACCGCGGGCTTATCGGTCTCGGCTGGTTCTGCGCGGGCGGGAAGCATCTTTGCCCGGATTGTAAGGAGCCGAGCAAGTGAAACTGAATCATGCCGGGCGCCCTATGACTCTCAATGAGCATATTTTCAATTGGTTTAATGAACGTGATCCTGACCGGATGGCGGAGTGTTTAAGCGCGTATCCCAAATCAGAGGGGAATTATATACTTGACTCCCGAAACATTCTCGGGTAGCTATCTTCTCATAGAGAGGCAATAGAGCCTTAAAACAAGGAGATATAAGATGGGAAACTTCATACCTTTTACCAAGTTTGAGCTTGGTCGGCAGGACTTCGAGCGGGGTGAATCTCGTGGCGTGGGCTGGACCGATGCCAACGGATACTGCGAACGATTGGCTGGATGGGATGCCGCTTATAAGGACAGCCTTGAAAAGGCTGCGGGAGGCCTTCGGCGCATTCATGCGGGGCGTTACGAAAGTGAGGATGGCCAATGGGCGATCGTTGAAACTAGCAAGCGTCATTGGGCGCTCCTGTTCGGGGTAGCGCCCGGATATCGCTCACGCTCTGTAATCGACAACTTTCCAACCTTTACAGAGGCGATGGCGGGCCTGCGCGCAGAACTCGGACAGTTCGCATGAGCAAATCGACGATCAGCACGTTCGAACTTTTCCAGATGTTCCCCGATCAGGAGAGCGCCCGCGCCTATTTTGAGGCAAAGCGCTGGCCTGACGGGGCCGTCTGCCCCGCGTGCAAGGAGCCTAAACGCATCGGCACCCGCAAGGGTGGTTTCTATCGCTGCAACGCTTGCCTGACGGATTTCACGATCCGCACCGGAACGATTTTCGAACGGTCGAAGGTGCCGCTCAACAAATGGCTCTATGCGATGTATCTGCTCGTCACGGCCCGCAAAGGCATCAGCAGCCTTCAACTCGCCAAGCAGATCGGCGTCACCCAAAAGACGGCTTGGTTCATCCTCCAGCGACTTCGCGAAGCGTGCGGCAATGACCCGTTCGACCTCGACGGCATTGTAGAGATTGACGAGGCCTATGTTGGCGGCGTCGAGAAGAACAAGCACGCCCATAAGCGTGAAGGCTTGGGGCGCGGTGCTATCGGCAAGACGCCGGTAATCGCAGGGCGTTCGCGAGAGACGGGGCGCGTCAGAGGCGAGGTTCCTAAGGCGGTATCGACGCGGACGGCGGTCGGCTTTGCCTATCGCAACGTCGCCGCTGATGCGACCATCCACACCGACGAAAGCGCCATCTACGGCCCGCTCGGTGGGCTGATCTATAAACACGAAACCATCAATCACGGCGCGGGCGAATATGTTCGCGGCAACGTCACTACGAACGGCATAGAAAGCGTTTTCGCGGTGATGAAGCGCGGCATCATCGGTGTCTATCATCACGCCAGCCCGAAGCACTTGCACCGCTACGTCGATGAATTTGCGTTCCGGTTGAACGATGGCAACGTCAGCCTTCACACGCTCGACCGCCTCGCCAGCATGTTCAGCGCGGCGATTGGTCGCCGCCTCACCTACAAGGATTTGATCGCATGACAGAGAAAGTCCTAGCCGCATTGGACGCCATAACGAGCCGCGTTCTCGGCTACCGCCCCAAGGATAAGGGGCTGGGGGCGAAGAAAACCGCCCGCCGCGTGAAGCGCGCCGCAAAGAAGGAGGCTCACAATGATCGGGAGTCATCTATATAATTCCCAATCAGAGCCTCCTCTCGATCCGTATAGTGATTTCGACATCGTGAATAATGTCCGGCGGAAAGACGTAGGGTAAGTATGCCAATCCCGACAATTGATGGGGAACTTTTCAGTTCTGCGGGTTTTTGCTGGAGCGAACCATCCGACAAATACCCGCTAGGCCGATGGGTCGCCCCGCCGGGAGCCAAGCAGCCGGGCATCGCGGCGGTCGGAGCGGCGGTTTATTGCGAGCACCCCTCGACGGAAGTGCTGACCGTCTCTTATGATCTGGTGGACGGTCGGGGTATCCGTCGATGGAAGCCGGGGGAGACGTTGCCGTGGGACCTGATGAACCATCTGACCGACCCGGACGCGCCGATCGAGGCGCACAATGCGTTCTTCGAAATGTCGTGGGTGGAAAAGGTTGCCGCGCGTCTTTACGGCTGGCCTGTTCCCGACGTGTCAAAATGGCGATGCTCCATGGCGACGGCCCTTGTCGCGCAAAGACCCGGCGCCCTCGCTAATCTGGGCGACGTGCTGGGCCTGTCCGAAAAAAAGGACAAAGAGGGCGACCGGCTGATCAAAAAATTCTGCGTCCCGCAGCAACCGATCGTCGGTCTGATCGACAAGCGGACCGGCGCCGTCAAACGACCGGACCAGCCTGCCCGCCGCATTTACCCGCATGACGACCCCGAGGACTTCGAACGCTTAAGAGCCTATTGCGACCAAGACGTTCGGACCGAAATGGCTGCCATGGAACGCCTGCCGCCGCTTAGCCCACAGGAACTAGAGGCGTGGCAAATGACCTTGGCGCAAAATACGCTCGGGATGGCCGTCGACCGCGAAGGCGTTCAGTCGTGCATTAATATCTTGAATCAGGTTCTTGATCGCTACGGGCAGGAATGTGTCGACCTGACGGGCTTCAATGTCACGCAGCTGGCGAAGCTGACCGGCTGGCTGGCGGCGCATGGCGTCCATACGGATAGTCTCGATGCCGAGCATCTAGCGGCGTTGGTCGCGCGACCCGATATTACCGGCATTCCACGCCGCGTGCTGGAACTTCGCGAACGGACCGGCTCGGCCAGTGTCAAAAAGACCTATGGGCTATTTAATCGGCTCAACTCGGACAGCCGCATTCGAGACATGGTGGTCCATCACGGCACGCGGCCGGGCCGACCGACGGGCGCGGAAGTCCAGCCGCTCAACCTGCCCAAGGCGGGTCCGAAGCTTGCATGGTGCGAGTGCGGCAAGCCCGCTAGCCCCGCGCCGACTTGCCCATGGTGTGGAGATATTCAACCCCCCGCACCGCGCACCGCATGGCAATCCGATATGGTTGACCACGTGTTGGAAATCATGTCGTTCGGTTCGCTCGATATGGTCGAGCAATATTACGGAGACGCCATGACGGCCATTCAGGGCTGTGTGCGGGGCCTGTTCGTCGCGGGCCCGGGCAAGATGCTCGTATCGACCGACTATAGCAGCCTGCAGGCCGTCGTGCTGGCATGTCTGGCCGGGGAGCAGTGGCGGATCGATGCGTTTAAGCGGAATGACCCGATCTATCTGCTTGGCGCGTCGAAGATCACGGGTAAACCGCTGCAATTCTATCTCGACTGGTACGAACAAAGCTCGCCGGATCCTAAGTTGCGGGAACATCACGTCGACCGCCAGAAGATCGGCAAGGTGTCCGAACTTGCTTGCGGATTCCAAGGATGGATCGGCAGTTACCGCGCGTTCGGTTCGGATGAAGAGGATTCGGTCATCCGATCGCAGATATTGGCTTGGCGCGATGCGTCGCCAGCCATTGTCGAAATGTGGGGAGGTCAGCACCGCGGGCCGCCGTGGCGACGCGAGCGGGCGGAACTTTACGGATTGGAAGGCATGTTCATTGCGGCGGTCCAAAATCCCGGTCAATATTTCGATTATCGAGGGATTGGCTTTGTTTACGACCAGACCGCCGATTGCCTCGAAATGCTCTTGCCGCCGTGCGACGGCCATCGCCGCCCGCTCCGCTATCACGAACCGCGCCTGACGCCTTCTGCCCACAATCCGGACGAACTGGCGATCAGCTACATGACGTGGAATACGAATACCAACTACGGCGCGCGCGGCTGGGTCCGCATGCCCACTTGGGGTGGCCGATTGACGGAGAACTGCGTCATGGGCGTTGAAGTCAATATTCAGCGGTTCGGCGCGAAGCTGATGGCGCAGCACGGCTATCCGCTGGTCCTGTCCGTTTACGATGAGAACGTTGCTGAAGTGCCGATCGATAAGCCCCTGACGCTCGGCCTGATACCGGTCGAAGGGCTCGATCCGCACGTTCAGGAAATTGAATATTTGCTGTCGATCATGCCGCCCGAACTTGAAGGCTGGCCGATCCGCGCGTCGGGTGGCTGGGCTGGTCAGAGGTATCGCAAAAGCTAACGCGCGGGCGGCTCGCAAATAGCCCGCCACGCGGCATTCTGTTCGATCAGGTCAGCAACCGTCTCGTCAGTGTCGAACAGATTGCCGGGGTCGTCAACGCCGGCCGAAGGCGCCGGATTGAACCGGACAAGCTTCATCGTCAGGCAGGTATCGGACACAGTTCGCGGCGGTCCGGGCTGTCCGCAAGCACTCATTGTAAGTGACGCAAGAACCGGGATCGCGAGCCGCCGCGCGAGTCGCATTGGTTTTTTCGACATTTTCGATAACCTTTCCAGTCGTGGCGGCTCGCTCGGTCTGAGCGCCCGCATTGCGAGCCTGATCATTCCCGGCGTCGATGAGATGCGTCAAGGTGCCGACGACCACAATCGCCAGCAACACCAGACCAACGATACCGATCAGTTTATTCGCTTTGAACCAAGCGGCGAGGATTGCGAACATTAAGGCGACTCCTCGTCTTTAGCGGTCTGCTTGACGAGCCGTGACCCCGTGGCCAACCCGAATACGAAGACCCCTATTCCGATGCTCGCCAAGACGCGCAGGGGGCCATCGGGCAGAGAATCGAGCAGAGCCTGGGTCTGGTCGGGGTTGGCCGCCAGATAAGCCGCCACGACGCCCGCCAGAGCGGCCAGCCGAACCGACCATAATTTCCACCAGGATCCGGCATTGTCGATCAGATATTTCAAGACCATCCTCCCGCCGAACCGGCCTCCTGGAAGTGCAGGGCGTAATTAGCGATCAGTTCCCGGCGGTCGGTCCCGTTGATGATACGGCGGGCCTGTTCGAATTGCGGTTGCGTCCCGCGCTCGCCGGGCAGATAGGTTGCCAAGGACTTGCCGGTAAACGCGCCTTCCTCCATACCCTTGACCAAGGCGAGAGCGGCAATATCGGGCCGTAGCGCAAGGTCGAAATCGGCGAGCAGTTCGCCCGGTTTGATCAGGCCGGCGGCGGCGGCAGCTTTATCGAGCCATTCGTAATTATCGACCCAAGTAATTTGCACGAGTCCCCGACCATATGGCGCGTCCCCGCCATATTTCGGGCCGATCGAACCATCGGAACGCGCGCCCGGCGAGGCGTACCGCTTCCCGCGGCCTTTACCAATTTCCGGGATCGGCTCAAACCGCGCTTCATGCCACGCTGTTGCCAGACCATCGGCCAGCCACGAGAGCGGCCAGTGCGCGGCGCCCGCCAGCAAGCCATTAATCGTGTCGACTTGCCGCTGATTGAGCGATCCGGTCACGCGGCGGACGCCCGTAAAGAAAGCCCCCAAGTCCTGCATGGCCCTGGCGCGCGGCGCGTTCATGCCGAGCTTGGCACCGATAGCGGCCAGCGTGGCGGGACCGAGAATACCGTCTGCCGTGACGCCGACGAACCGCTGAATATCCGCGAGGGTCGTCATTTTTTCCGTTCCTCCATAAGAATATCCACTTTGGCTTCAATCCGGGCAAGGGCGGCTCGATCCCGCTCTAAAATTTCAATCCGGCTCTCATTCTTTACCGATCGATCGGTTGCGGAAGCCACGTCGCCTCGCAGGACGCCCGCCGAAAAAACCATGACGGCGAAAGAAATGGCTAGCCCCAGCCATGCGGGCCATGACGCGCGGTGTTTTCCCTGCTTTTCTTCCCATATGGTAAAAAGCTGTTCGGCAACTACGCGGACTTGGGCGGCATTCCCGGCGCCTTCGACCATCGTCATACGCCCCGCGAGGACCATTCGCAGCGAAGGGTCGACCCCGCGCCTTGATCCCAGTTAGCTAAGACAAAACTATTCGCCCCCGTCCGCGAGAGAATGCCCATATTATCGGAAGCCCCGAGGTTATTGCGGACCCACGGTGCGATCGACAAATTAGACCAGGAGGTATGGGTGAGCGGCAAGGTTAGTGGCGCCGTGCTGTCTCCAGGAATTGTGATATACCCCCAGCATTCTTTGTAACCGCTGGCATATTGACGGAACCCGCCATTTGCGATCAGGCTTTGCGCGACGACCCGATCGTAACCGCCCGTAGCGAGCAGGGCGGGCGTCACGACTCGTTCGTTGCTGGTTCCCGCGGCCATATCGGCAGGCGTGGCAACCTTGTCGACGAGAATGGCCCAGCCTGCGCCGCCCGTATCGGGATTGGTCACATTATTATTGACCTGGGATTGATAGAGACGGCCGGTTACGGTTCCGGACAACACAATCGCTCCGAGCGGATAGCCCCCGGCCGCCGCGCTTATCGTACTGGACCACGGGGCCGGACCGCCCACGCCGGACCATTGCGACCAGGCGGACAGTTGGTTCAATATGCCATTGACGTCCCGCCCGTCCTGCGGGGAGCCGCCCGCACCGATCGCGGCGAAGGTATTGGGTGGAAAACCGAGCGACAGGCTGGCAGCGTTCGGATCTGCCGTCGTGGTCGGGATCGTCCGAACGAACGTGCCGGAGGCATCCGCCGCGAACCGTTTTGCAAACCATGCCGGAATATCGGAAAGATTCATCAGGGCGTCTCCACTGTTGCCGACACGCCGCAGGGGCGAGGAAGTACCCCCGAGTTCAGAACGATAGACGTTTGGACCGGATCGAGGGGTACGGAAAATACGTAAGTCATCGTCATGTCCAGATTGTCCCGCACATACCCGTCACCGAAAAGCGCCAGCAAAATCCGATTGATCGACGGATTGGAAGCGTCCGTTATATTAAGCGCCGCCTTCGCCAAGAGCAACACCCGGAAAGCCTCGTCGGTAAGAGCCGCGCTATTGGTCAGACTGATTCCGCGAAACAATATGCCGTGGCCGAAAGTCTGCGCCTCCGGCTGCTGTTCGAAACCGATATATTCGCCAGACGGCACTTGCAAAACGCGCGATACGCCAAGGATGCGACCCCAGACGTCCAGACCGTGGCCGACCGCCGTGTCGATATTCCAGACCAGCCGGTAAAAAGCATCGAACTGATTGCCGAGATCTAACCAGTTCGAGAAGAAACCGATCATCCGCAACATGACGGGGCTGTTCGCGTATTGCGACAGGACGGTTAGATTGACGTCGAAGAAAGTCCGGTCAAGCTCGGCGGTCTGATCGTCGGTTGTCGCGCCGAGCGGGACGACTGCAATGGGAAATTCGCCCGTACTCATGTGACGAGAACCCCAATCGTACCGAGCGACGGCATTTGATTGATATTGACGGCCTGAACCGCCGCGCCGTTCACTTCGATCGATAATAGCCGGACCCAAGGTCCGAGCGCCCCTATCGCACAAGTGAACGAGGAGGCATAAACCGACTGTCCGATGCGGGCCAATGAGGGGAACAGGGCCGTAATGGCGGCTTCTATCTGAACGCCCGCATCCCCTGGAACGCCCGAACCCGCCGCTATTTCGACATCAAAGTTAATGGCGAGAGCGGCGGCCCGCTGGAATTTGACGGTATAGGTCGGCGGGGTCAGATAGCCGCTATTCGTATCCTCGACGACAACGCTGGTTGTCCCGGTATAGTCACAGCCGGGTGGTTTTTTCAGCCAGATAGCCGTAGCGACATCTTCGTCTCCGCCGCCCTGGACGCACACATAGAGGCTATGCGCCGCGAGCAAGACGCCGCCGATAGTGGCCGCGGTGCCGGTCTCGTTTTCGGTCACATAGGCATCCACGACCGAGGGAACGGACAGGACCGACCCGCGGACGGCCGGAAGGATGCCGGTCGCATTGGAAGCAACGGACAGCGCGCGCCGATCTTCCATTTGCTCGCGGGTCTCTTCGCTCCGTCCGGTCGTGCCGGCGGTTAGATTGGTCACGCTATCCCATCCGGGGACGGTCCGGTAAATTGTGGAAAGCGCCCCGATCGGCAGATCGATCGGACCGGTCGTCAGCGCAGCAAATTGCAGATCGACATAGCCGATCGATCCGATCAGACCGGCGGATAGGGACGCATAGATCGTACCGTCGGTTGCGCGGGCGAGCGCCCCTTGCGGGATATTGACGCCGGTCGCCCCCGAGCAACGCGCCGTGACGGTCGTTGGCGTGGCGCCCCGGCGGGTCAGATAATATATGCGGGCGATGGCGTCCTGCATCCGGCCGGAGGAGAAGGCCGGGTCGACCTGATTGGTAAAATCGACGAACAGATCATTAGACGCGCCGATGACGGCGGCAAGGCTAGTCGCCCATTGTCCCTGCGGCGTGGAGACGTCCGTATTGAGGTTGCCCCCGAACGCGGCGTTCATGTCGGCCAGCACGCCCGCAAGGATCGCCAGTTCCTCCGGCGATGTAAATCCGGCGGGGCCGAAGGAAGGCGGCGGGACGTCGGTCATAATGTAATCCCTATCTCGCCCGTAGCGGTTCGGATTTGAATTTGCCCGCCGAGCGTCCGGTTCGGCAGTGTGGTCAATACGGCGGTCGCGTCGATCACGCCGGGGACGGTCAAAGCGGCCTGTTGCGCGCGGGCTCGCAGGATCTGCGTTGGCTGTGAACGGCCGAGAATATCGGTCCAATAGGGGACGCCGAGCGTGGTATTATAGAAAGCTTCTGATTCAAAGACACGGACCGCGCTGGCCGCATCCTGCACTTGGCTATAGGGTTCGGTCGCGCGCGCGATATTGCCCGATGCGTCTAGGCAACAATCCCAGCTATCGCGGTCTAGTAAGAGAGTGTCGGCCATTGGCGGACAATACGGGCGGGGCGGCGAGAAAGAAAGGTATTGACGGGACGGTCAATAGGCCCTAGAAACGAATCAACAAGACGCAAAACGGAGCCGATCAAATGCACATCATGGACCAGATTATCGAAACCCTCGAAAATGATGGATGGGATCGTAATGGCGCAGATTATCGATTTTCTAAAACTTTCGAAACGGACGGAGCGTTCGGTTCGGCAAAGACCACCCTCCTTATGGACGAATCGGGCCGCTGGCTGGAATCGATCAACGGCTGGGGTAACGTCGAAAAGTCGATCGATCTTCGCAATTTCGCAAACGACCCGGCTGGCGCGATAGCCGCCGTCCGCAGCTAAGGAGACCGACCAATGGCCCCCTATCGCGACGCACTCGAAAATTACAACCGCGCCACCCATTCGGACGCTCTGCGAGAAATGTACGATAGCGGCCCTGTCCGCCCCGCCCGTATCGTCCAGTCGCTGTTTAACTGGCGGGACTTTCTGTCGGCGGCAGCAATGGCCATTCTGCTCGCAATTGTCGTTCCGTTCGGGCTGCTCGTCCTGTCAGTTGCGGTGCGCTGAAGGTGTCGATCGCCTATTACAATGAGCATGACGAATATGCTGCCGAGTGGCTGCGAAACCTGATCGCTGCTGGCCATATCGCGCCGGGCGTCGTGGATTCGCGGGATATTCGCGATATCGTACCGTCAGATTTGGAAGGATTTACACAGTGTCATTTTTTCGCTGGAGTGGGCGTATGGTCTTTGGCTCTTCGACAAGCCGGATGGCCCGATGACCGCCCGATCTGGACCGGCAGTTGCCCTTGCCAGCCTTTCAGCGCGGCAGGCCGAGCAGGCGGGTTTGCTGACGAGCGGCACTTATGGCCCCACTGGCATTGGCTCATCTCGCAGTGCCGCCCTCCAGTCGTCGTTGGGGAGCAAGTCGCTAGCAAAGACGGCCTCGGCTGGTTCGATCTTGTATCGGCTGACTTGGAAGGAACGGGTTACGCCGTCGGGGCGCTCGATTTGTGCGCTGCGGGCATCGGCGTGGAGTGGCAAGAGTCGCAAAGTGGCGAATGGCTACGCCGGGCCATTCACGATTGCACAGATCCCGTCGTTCGATCCATGCTTTGCGATTTTGCCGATTGGGCTAGCGCGGGAAATATCAGCGAGGGCGGAAATCATATTCGCCAGCGACTCTATTTTGTCGGGCTGGCCGACTGTATCGGGGAGCAACGACCGTTCGGCCCGACCGACGATAATGACCCGCGAGGACGGGACGAAAAATCAACAGCGCCTGCAGGATTTCACGGTGTTGGCGGGCTGGCCGACCCCATGCCAACAGGACGGCCCGAACGGGGGACCAGCGCAGGGAGCGGACCGACTGCCGGGCTGCGCGCCGCTGGCGGGTTGGAAAACTCCCAATTGCCCGCGAAACCACGACAGCGACCAGTCAGCAGGCCGCATTTATCCGAGCAAGAAGCAACAGGACTTGCCGGAGGACGCTTGGCTGACGGACTGGAATTGTCCGGACGATCGGATTCCGGGATGCTTTCAGGGCAAGCCACTATCGGGCTGGTCGACACCGACCGTAGCGGAGCGCGAGCGGAGTCCGGAAGTGATCGCGAAACTGGCGAAGAAACGACTCGAGGAACACGGCCAGACGACGGTTCCGCTCTATCACAACGAACAGGCGGTATTGGCGGGCTGGCCGACTCCCTCGGCCAGCGACGGCTCGGGAGGCGGGCAGGCGAAGAGGGCGACCAATCCGGAGCGGTCGAACGACCTAAACGACTTTGCGATGCTATCGGGGCCAATGCGGCTAACCGCGGACGGTACGCTAAAGACTGGTTGTTCTGCCGGGATGACAAGTGGCGGGCAGCTCAATCCGGCTCATTCCCGTTGGCTCATGGCGTTACCGCCCGAGTGGGAAAGCTGCGCGCCTTTGGTAACGCGCTCGACGCGGAAACGGCGACCCGCTTCTGCGAAGTCGTGAAGGAACTGTTAGATGATTAAATCCGCTATCGTCGGCCTGGCCGTTCTCTCGGCGGCGTGCACCTACGAGTCGTCCCGAGAGCCGCCAACGCTCTTTGGTTGCGAGATGGCGGCCAATGACGGCTTGCCGATGCGGATGGTCGTCAAGGATCGACCGGACGGTCTGACCATCTATTCGGAGGGGGACGCCATGACCGCGTTGACCCGAATCGACGAACTGACGGACGAGACGAGTCATACCGCTGCGATGGTTCAGGACGATGCGACCATATCGGCCGTATTCAAGCCGCGCGAACGGCATCTGACGGTCTTCCTGATCGAGCCGGACTCGTCGTATGTGTTCGTCGAAGGCGACTGCTCGCCGCTACCTTAAGCCGGCGGCCCGCTAGTCCCGCCGCCGGTCGTGACGCCCGTATGCGCGTGGCTGTCGAACGCCTTGCCGTTGAACGTACTGCCCGCGCCGGTCGAGATACTGCCCGTTACGATCAGATCGCCGGACATGCTCACATTGTCCGCATTGATCGTAACCGGAAGTCCTGCCGCGGCGGTAATGGAAATACCGCCCGCATCCATCCGCACGAACTGCTCCGGGGCCGCATTCAACAGACCGCCCAGATATATCCCGTCCGCCCAATCGAACCGGCGAAAGCTGCCCGGCGTGGTCGGTTCCTTGGCGCGCTTGACGTTCGATATGTCCGTGCTGGCGAATACGGCCAGTCCGATATCGCCGACAGTCGGTTCGACAATGACCGCGCTGTTGCCGCCCTGCAGCCGCCAGACGGGTAGACCGTGAATGACGCCATGTTCGATCGCATTGCCGGCGCCGTCGACCTGCGAGACCATCGGCTGAACATCAACCGATTCGCCGTCGACGGCCCGCACGATAACTAACGTAGTGGTTGCCTGTTGCGCCATGATCGACCGGACCACGAAGTTCATTCGGTTGAACTCGCTGGTTGAATCGGTCAGGGATCCGAAGGTCGTATAGGCTTGTTCGTTGGCGACCATGATCTATCCTATAACCGGCGTGGGGTAGCCGGACCGTCCGCACCGGACGTAGGTGAACCACTGACCGCCGGGGACTTCCGCGTCAAGATTATGGGTGACTTCCAGCACGACCCATTCGCCGTCTGCCGGCCCGCCAATAGCCGAACGGAGCCGGATTTTCTGACCGTAGGAGAGGGACGGCGAATAAAGCAAGGTCAGCGTAACGCCGGTCGGGCTGAACTGCGGGTAGCCGACCAATCCAGTAGCGGCCGACACGTCCAAGATGGCGTTACCGCGGGCCTGTCCCTTCGGCCAGATTGCCAGCGCCTCGTTATCGACAAAAACTTCGCAATCGGCCATCCGGGCAATGGCCAGCATCTGTTCGTATAGCGTGCCGGGGAAATAACTATTATCGACGGTCGTATCGACCCCATGATTTTCGAACGACTTGGGGGGCTGCATCTGGCGGGCAATGCTGCTCATCAGCACGTCGACCGACGCCGGGCCTTTGAAGCTGGTCGGGGCGACTGGTCGAACCTTATCGGTCAGTCCCTCGAAAGCGGAAATCAGAAAGCAAACGTCCGGGGAACTTTCCGCGTCGACCCAAGCTTCTTTGATACCGCCCGAAAAAACCACGCCGAAGCCATTTTCGGTATCGCCGGCCGTGACCGTGATGGTATTTCGGCGGACCTGTCGTTCGGCCAGAATGTTGAGAACGGACAGGGATTGCATGATGTCGAGCGGCAGCCCCCAGACCCGCAAGTCCAGGCTGCTCATATTGACACCGCCCGCCCGATGGATCGTGCAGGACGTGCGGAGTCCGGTAACGTCGAGCGTCGGCCCGTTCGCTTCGCCATACGGTCCCGATCCGTAGACGAAGCCTAAATTAATTTCACGTTTGACGAAGGTCACGGCGCCCACGCCAACTGCCAGCGCGATCCGAGTCCCTGATATTGCGGGTTCTCTTCGCCCTGCATATCCACGAAAAATATATCGCCGATAAATCCGGTATAAGCGGCCCGGACAAGGAATTTCCGATCGATCGCCTTGACCCCCAGAGCGATCGGCACGTCCTGCATATATAGATCGACAAAAACGCCCGTGCGGCGTTGACGGACATTAATGCGGCAAGACTGCCCGCCTAGCTGGACCGACAGGATCTGCGACGGCACGGGGTTTAGGGGGATACGCTCGGCGGCCATCAGTCGACGACCCCCGGATATTGGAAGTCCGATTGTGTCTGAACCGGTCCGTTATTGTTCGCGCCCGCGCTGGCCGCTTCTGCCGTATTGGTAAAAGCCAGCCGTCCGGTCTGTCGGACCTTGCGAAGCATGACTTCCAGCATCATCAGCCCGACGCCCCGGTCCGACTCGACCAGCCGTCGCACGCCCACGACATTAACGTCGAGATAGACGACTTCAGGCGTCACCACGTTAAACAAGTCGAGCGATTGCCAGGCCTCTTGCACTTGCTGGATGAACGATTGGCGGTCCTCGACCGACCCGCCGCGTGTCATGGCCAGCCGGATATCGAACGGTCGAATAACCTTGTTATAAGAAGCGAACCCGCCATTTTCGACGGGGAAGTCGCTAATCTGCGCGTCCAGCGTGACTTCCAGCGACTGCACATTATCGGCAATGACCGCCGGCAATCCGCTTTGGTCATAAAGGCCCCATTGCTGGGCAATATCGGCCTGAACCTCCGGACCGCTGTCGGCCAGCACCGGTACGCCGGGCGGATTAAGAATGTCGCGCATCGACAGGATCGCTTCGGTCGCATAGCTGATCGACTGCTGCCCGGCACTGACGGCCCCCGCCAGATCGCCGCGAGCCAGCGCATTGGCCGCACCGGTCGCCATCCCGACCGCGCCGTTCAGCGAGTCGGAGGGTAGCGAACCGCTGGCAAAAACCGGGTCGATGAGCGTAAGGGCCACTTGCGCGAAGTTGCCGCTCGCTATGAACGACAGAGACGCGCCGGGAATATCGCCCGTTTCGAGCAGATCCAGACCGGTCTGCGAGGCTTGGCGGCTTTGGGCCGCGCCATCAATAGCCGTCGAAATAGCCGTCGTCGCGCGGTTGACGACCGGAACACCCGGAACGTCAGGCACATTAGGATAAAGCGCGCTCATGGCCCGACAATACGGGGCGAACGGGCAGAAAGAAAGGTATTGACGGGACGGTCAATGGCGGGTATTCGGGGTGCAACGAGACGCAATTAGGAGACGACGAGATGTTGACGGTTTATGCAAACTACGGCGCGATGTTCCCCAAGGAAGTGCTGACCGTCCATACGATTATCGAAGGTAACGCGACCGCCACGAATGGCGAAGGCGAAACCCGCAATTTCAACGTGAACGACATTCGCGCCGAGCGCCCGACCAGCGGAAGCCCGATCGGCATCTATTGGAACGAACAGGACTCCTATTAATGGGAGTCCTTCGGGACGATTTGCGACCGACCGATTTTGCGGATGCGGTGTGCCGCGTTTCTGATCGGAGCCCGCACCCCTATTACGGATATTCCCACGTGCGCGTCTGGCTTTGCAAATGCGGTCATCATTGGTTTCAACGTCACGAATGGGCGCAGGAAGATCGAAATTCGACGCAGATCGATGATTGGATTTATTCGGGTTTTTCGACAACTCGCCGAATGCCGGAACATATGTCAATCGACGGCCTACGGCTAATTAAGGAGTCCGGTTAATGCTTTATTCCGAAGCCGCATATTTCGACGGCGCTCACGTCCAACACATTGCCGATTATTTGGAAGTCCGTCGGCTCAAGAGGCTCCGGCATGTCGCTATGGCCGCAATCCGGCGCCGGCCTGGACGACCAGGCCGCGCTTGGCCATCGCATCCCGCAGGCTTTGCGTGATGTCCGTGGCGTTCGTGGCCTGTGTGTAGACGTTGATCTGGCCGACCGTCGTGCTGTTCGTCTGGCTGACCGATCGACCGCCCGCAGCACTGGCCGGACGGCGCATACCGGCGGATGACGGGACATTAACGCTGCCGCCTCGATATCCTTCATGGCGAGCCATCGCGCGCGTCACCGGACGTAACTGGGAGGCGGACAGGGCGGTATGTCGGCCAATACCAGTAGCGCGCTCTATCGATGCGGCGTAGGCGTTCACGTCATTATTATCCGATGAGGGGGCGTATTTGGCGATAATGCTAGCGATGGTATTCCGTCCGCCGCCCATATACCCCCGACCCATCAAAAGCCGTTCCATGGCCGCGAAACCGGCTTCGGCCGACGTGAACTTGGCGAACCGCCCGTCGCCCCCGGCATAGCCTGGCTGGCGGCGTGCGAAGGCCCCGTCCTCGATATTTCCGGGATTATTATTTCGCTCGGCACGGGTGAGCTTGCCCTTCGGCCTGCCGCCTCCGACCGAGGCACCCCGGCCCGCCCCATATGGCAACCAGCCCATTCCCGTACCGCTCGATCCGCCAGACGCGCCGCCTTTACCCTGCGCGCCATACCGTTCCTTGATGACCCCGCCGCCATATTCTTCGGTCGCTTCGCCGATATAATCCCAGATATTTTTATAATCCCCGCCGGATAGCATGGCCCCAATATTATCGAAAAACCCGATCAAGCCAGAAGGCAGGCGGTTGTAGGCGCTCGAAAGGCTTTGGACGATCCCTTCGACTTCCCCGGAAAAACGAACGAGTTCGTCGGCCAATCCCGCAACCGCCGGGCGGGCGGCAGCTTTGATCGTTTGGGTCAGTCGCGCCATTTCGGCTTCAAAATCCTGGGCGGCCTTGGCGGATTCATCGGTTGCCACGCCGATCTTTTCAATTTGCGCGAGCAGCGTTGGCAGGTCGCCCCGATCCCCGGCAAGCAGATTGGCGATTGGTCCGCCGATACCGAGCGTGGCCAGACGGGCTTCCACGTCAGCGCGCGGCATTTTCTTAACGACTTCGGCAATCCGCAGCAGGGCGGCTTCGGGGTCGCGCAGATCCTGTTCGCTCAATCCGAAGAAAGCCAGCGCACCGCTCTTGCTGTTATCTCCATAAAGCTGGAAATTCTGGAAGATACCGAACAGGGTCGAAAGGGCGGCGGTGGCGTCCCCGGCCTGTCCGCCGGCCCGCTTGACGGCCTCCTCCCATACGGCAACCCGCTCGGTAGCCATCCCGAGGTTACGGGCAAGGCGGCCCGTCGCGGCATCCGTTGAAAGAAGATTGCCCGCAAACTGCTGGACGCGGTTGGCCCCCGCCAGCATGACCAGAAAACCCGCCGTTTCGTTCCGTAGCTTGCGGATTCCGTCGGTCGACCGCTTCTGCGTGTCTTCTTCACGCTGGCCGTAAGACTCGTTTTCCTCAGCGAGTTTCTTGCGGTCCTCGCGGTATTTTTTGATCTCTTCCTTATACTCGCGCGCGTCGATCCCGAGCGACACAACAAAAGCATCAATGATATCCGCCATTGTCAGTCGTCCTGGTTTGCCGCAGCCTCATGGGCCAGGCGTTCGTTATAGCCCTCGATCCGACCAATTTCTAGCAAGTCGTAAAGATCCTCCAGGCCATAGACGGTTTGCAGTTCGATCAGGCTTGCCCGTCCGCTGGCAACGGCGCTGCCGATCGTTTGCGGGACGTTGGCGTATCCGAGGTATCCGGGGTCTGGGTCGCCGCCGTCCCTAATTTCGAGAGGAAGGCGGCGGGCGAAAAACCCGTATGCAATTCCCATACCTCCGATCGCAGGACCAGCCGTGTCGTTACCTCTTCGATATCCTCATCGTCGACCGGGCGAACAACCGACGGGTTCTTCGGGTCCGGCACGATCACGACGCAATCCATCATCTCGTCGAGCAGCGGTTCGGCCTCGTCGAAACCCATAGTTAGCAGGCCCCGGAAACCGACCGCCACTAGGGCGCCCATGCCCATCGCCAGCACGTCGGCAGGAATGTCCAGCCCGCTATTAGCCACGGCTCCGAGTGCCCGGACGGCCCATTTTTCGGACTGCGCGGCGGACATTTCAGTAATAAGGAAGGTCTTGCCGCCATCCCGGTTGCCGTCGGCTATGGGGATGCGGAGGGTCTTTGTCTTACGTGCCATCGGTCGATGCTCCCTGAATTGACGGAGCCGACAATACGGGCGGGACGGCGAGAAAGAAAGGTATTGACGGGACGGTCAATGGCGGGTATTCGGGGTGCAACGAGACGCAAACCGAAGGAACCGAAAATGAAAACGCTTTATCCGGTAGCTTGGGACAGCAATGGTAAGACCAACGTTTTTGTTGCTTTCACCCGTCAAGCCGCTTTGGACTTCGTGGCCGCCGAGCAGCGCGAATGGGAAAACGAAAACGCGGAATATCTCGAAGCGTGCGGCGGGGCGGACTTGCCCTTCGCGATCGACGAAATTCCGCTGGTCGACAATTATGGTTTTCCCTGCCAGATCGCTGATACGGGATTTATCGCGCCATGGCTCGGCCTCGTCACTCTCGACGAAATGCGGGCGTATTCTCCAGACTACCAGGCCCGCAAAGACCGCGAATATGTCCGCGAAATGAGCAAGAGCGGATGAAAACCCCCGGTAGCTTACGAGCCGCCGGGGGTTTTCTTTGCGACCCAGTGGAGGGTGTCGTTAAGCCGGGCCGACCGTGACGTTCTCCCAAACCATCGTGAACTGGCGGGGCTGGAGCGTCCGGTTGATCGCGGGCAGCAAGCTAGCCGCGGTCAGGACGCCCCGGTTCATCACGTACCGCTTGCCGGTGGCGCGCAGGAGGATCGAACCGAACGCCCAATAGGTTTCGCGGCGCTGACGCTGCGAGGCGTGCCAGAACTCGAACATGTCGACCGACTCGCTGTCCGCCTGGAGCGTGATCGACTGCTGGATCGGGTTATGGATGAAACCCGCCGACAGTCGGCCGTCGATCCCCATGGACGTTTCGGCGTTCGTCACGGGGTCAATTGTCGTGACGTTATCCGCCGCGAAGCCCTGCAGGCGACGGGGCGTATCGTAAAGCCCCTGAACGCCGATCATGATGATGGCATTGGCGGCGGTAAGAGTCCGATTGTTGGCCATGTTTTATTGCACCATCAGAGAGCTAAGGACAATTTTCTGCACGCTCTGACCGTCCGTGTAAAAGAACGTGCAGATCGGCGAGCCTCGCGCGGCGCGGACGGTTGGTCCGGGATCCTGAATGACCAGTTCCCAGCCGCGTGTGAAGAGAATGTCGGAAATGTCGGAACCGGCAATCCCGATAATGATCGTCTTTTGCGCTTCGGACAGAACCACGCCCGATCGGATCGCGCCGAAGTCGACCGCATTGCTAATGTCGGTCGTGATGCCCGCTGCAATCATCTCATAACCGTCGTCATTATATGGGATCTGCCCGACCTGACCGAGCAGCGACATAAGCGACAGTTGGAACGCATTGTTCAGCCAGATTTGGTTGAGGTAGCTGTCGATGAACGCGAACGGGCCGCTAACCGTGCCGTTGTAAATCCAGGTGAAGTCATCATTAGCGGTCGCATAGGTGCCGTAGAAACTATAGCCATTCGCCAGCAAGTTATTGGCGACCGTCTGGTTCGTCACGTCGGCGCGCAACCCTTGGCCGCTCCGGAACGCCGCGACCGTCCGTCCGTTATCCCGGATGAAATCGATCGAAGCCGCATAACCGAGAATAAAGACCGCCTTGTCAGGCGTCGGCGCCCAGATACAGGCCGTCCCGGATAGATCCAAAGCGGCTATCTGTCGGGCCGGGCTGGTCGTGTCGCTGCTCGTAATGGCGGTCGGCGAGTCCGTCCAGGCGACATAAAGAAACCGATTATCCTGCGAGCCGTTCCACGCGGCAAATTCGACAATCTCGTCGTCGGTCAGTTCCGAAAGATGCGTGAAGCTGACAAAGTTTTGCGTCTGGTCCGTAACCGCCGTCATCGTCTCGACGGCGGTCAGGGCGTCGGAACCTTGCGAAAGGACGGCGGCGGTCTCCTCGGTCAGCTTCAAGCCGTCCGCCAGAGTGCCGGTTGCATAGACGATCGTTGCCGCCGCGCCGGTGGCCGTGCTGGTGAACAGGAACGCCCCCGACAGGCTATCGTAAGTGACGGCGAACGCCGGGGTGGTAAAGGCCGCTTCGATAATCGTCGCCGCATTGGAAAAACTGGTCGCGCCGGAAAGATTGATCGCGGCGCTGGTATTGGGGGTGCCACCAAAATTGATTGTCAGCGTGCCCGTCAATGCCTGCAGTTCGGTCAGCGTCAATCCGAGGGCCGCGCCGCGCAGCCAGCCCGCGCGCGCGGTCAGGACCATTGGTGCGAACAGGAGGAACGCCGGAATAGACGTCGCGCCGATAAAGCCGTTGAAATAGACCGATGCCGCCGAAGCCTCCGCACTGGTCGGCCCGAAATAATCAGACACGGCGCGCGCGGAAGGAAACCGCAGGGCCTGGCCGATCGGAGCGCGTTCGCTTTCGGTCAGGATCAGGCCGGTCATATCGAGACCCGTCCCGCCGGGGCTGACGACTCCCGGAATTACGTTGACGATGTCTTTCGCCGGGATGCTGCTGACCATGTTACGGTATCTCCACGAAGGTTACGTCTACAATATCGGCAAACTGCTGGCTTGTCGATACCGTTGGATTGAATTGCAAGGTCGCCCCGAGCGTCCAGCGCTGCGCATATTGCATTTCGCCGGATATTAGCGGCAGTTGCTTCGGATCGCTACAATAAAGCGGTTGGACGCGATGGGGCCGCAGGAAGTCGCAGCCATACATATCGCGCAGCAAGGTTGACAGGATCTGCACGTTTTCGGCGGCGGCGGGTCCGTATACGTCGATCTGAATGTCGAGCCGGGTTTGCCGCTGCGTGTCGCGCGTGCCGACGGCTGGAGCCGGATCGACCGGCGGACGGTAAGAGCGGACAGTCGTCGCCAGTTGCGCGCGGCCCGTTGGCGTCAGGATAACAAAGTTCGGCCCAGCGGGCATTGGCACGCGGTTCTGCTGGCCTTTGACGACCTGATTGGCGGGGAGGGCCAGCACGTCCAGAACGAACGCGCGGAGTCCGATAAAAACGGCTAATTCGGTCAGGTCGATCGTTGCGGGCATTTTCGCACCATACGGCAGGACGCGGGGTAAAAATAGGTATTGACGGGACGGTCAATAAGCCCTAGAAACGAATCAACAAGACGCGAACCGAAGGAACCGACCATGCCCGCCCCTACTTTCGATCAACTTATCGCTATTGCTAAAAACCTCGGTTTGACGGACGCTTGCGCTAACGAAATGGCTAACGAGCATATCGCAAATCGGGACGCTTCGGCTCCGCGGTATGTTCGGATCGCAATGAACGCCGCGCTTGATGGAAAGATCAACGACAAAGTGCAAACCTACCTTGATCGGGTTTTTGGCTGGAACGCGGAAAACGTCCATCGTTTTCTCGGCCTGTTCATCAATCGCGACCGGGCGGGGCGTTGGTATATCTGCCAGTGAGAGACTGACCAATGTTCGATAAATACCGCTGCTCGGTCCCCAGATGCCGCTATTCGAGCAATACCCGCACGCTCGCAATCGCCCATATTGTCCGCCACGAGGAGGACCGGGAGCGCGAGCGGTCGCGGCGGGCGGCGGGTCGCTTCGCCAATACCGACAGATACCGAAAGGATTGACTAATGAGCTGGCTTCGAGAATTTTTCCGCCCCGCGCTAAAGTGCGTGCGATTAGGACACTGCAGCCCGAAGAAACCGACCGAGCGGCATTTTTATCGTTACCCCGGACGAGGTTTCCGAAGCGTGGCCGATGACGTTACCGAAGAGCGCGATGAGTGCTCGCGGTGCGGTGAGGGTCTGACCGGATGGGTGGAAACCCACTATTCTGGACTTCAGGGGCTTTCCATGTCGTCCGATCGCTGGAACCGATTGAAGCGCGACGGTCGGCTGGATTACTAGCCATCTAAGGCGCATCCATCTGCTTGCTGACCGCCGCGCGCGACCATCCGACCCCGGTCCAACCTTCTAGGATCGCTTCGACCTGCCAGACCGCGCCCTCGAAAACGAGCAAGTCGCCGCCGGTCTGGGCAATGCGGTCGGTCGCCTGGAGTTGGAAGTTTACGTAGACCATCCGCTCGCAGTTGGAGATGCGGAGGGACGACAGGTGGTCGACCTCTTTCTTACCGAGCGACTGGACCTGCGCGATGACGGATGTTTGCGCGGCGTATTGCGGACTGGTCACGCCGCCGGGTCCGACCGTCCAGCCCGAATAGCGACGATAGCCGATCGACATGTTCGGATTGATCCGGCTGGTCAGCACGTTCGCGCGAGCGCGCAAATTAACCATCGCCCATATCCACTTCGTAATCGATCGAGTTGATCATATGGCCTGACCAGACAAGCGGCTTCGCGTTCCCTCCCGCCGGCTCGACACCCTCTGCGATGTCCGAAAATGCGGCCCAAACGTCCGCCGCCTCATAGTCGCCAGTCGGGAACCGTTCGCGCAGCAAGAGCGTGACTTTCGACAAGGCGGGGCTGTTGGTTTCGATCAGCGCGGTTTGTAATTGTCCGACCATCCCCATGCCCATGATGTTGAAGGCCTTTTCGACGTCATAGTCCGATCCGGCCAGCAGGCGGGCAAGCTGCGCGCCCCATTCGCCCGAATTGTCCTCAATGAATTTATTGAAGAACGGACGCGGCGGAATGCCGGCCTCCGGCGCGCCGAAGTTGTTGATGGCCGCAACGGTCGCAACGGGCGTGCCGTCAGAATATGTCGCGCCCTCCAAAAATCCGACCCGGAGCGTACCGCCACGCGCAATCCGCGCCGCGATACCGGCCAGTCGCGCTTCGAGCTTATCGCCGCCGGATAGGCTTATGGTCGCCATATGCCTCCGAACGCCCGACGCGCCGGTCCGAAGTTGCGGGGCGGGGGCGCGATATAGCGGGCGGTGCGGAGGAAACGGGTAAGCTGCCAGAATGTTGCGCCCTCGGGCGTCTGGAGCCAGTAGGCTTCGCTGTTGCTGACCGAAGCCGCCCAGCCCGCCGAGATACTAACCGTGCCTTCGGTTGCGGACGTCACGCGGCCGACCATACCGTCGGGTTGCGCGGTCCCGCCCGCCGCAACCGGATAGCCGGCGAGACGGGCGAGATGCGCGACGATATAGTTCAGGAAGACGAGTCGCTTGTCCGTGTCGGTGATCGGCGAGCAATCGTCATTGGCGAACAGCAAGCCCGCAACGTCAAAGAACGCCGAGGCGATCGGTTCCGTTACGCCGCCGACCGGTGCCGCCAGATAGGGAAACATGGCGGCCCATTTCGCATAGTCGAATACTGCGACCGCCATATCTATCAGTCCTCGCGGGTCTTGACCTTAACGCCGGTTTTCTTCTTTTCCTCGACCTCCGGATCGACGCCCTCAAAGCCGGTGGTCACGATCGAACTGACCGACGCGCATTCCTTTTCGGCATCGTTCCGGCTCTTGAACGGGCCGAGGATCGAACCGTTATCGAACGCCGGGAAGCCATCCTTCAACTTTTCGCCCTTGAAAGTCGTAACTTCCGTGCGCCACTTTTCGAACGCTTCGGTTTGCGTGTCCGATACTTCGGTCAGACCAAAGCCATAGACGCGCTGACGGTTCTCGCGGGGCGATCCGTTTTTGCTGGGGTTGTCCAACTCTTCGCCGATATTCGCGCCGGCCAGAATGATGGTCGTCCCCTGATAATCGACGCGCAGCCCGTGCGGCAGCTTACAAGCGTAAAATGTCATCTAATATTCTCCTGTTTCATCAGCGCCCCGACGGCAAGTGGATGGTGTACCGTCGGGGCTAGTGGGAGACAGGATAAATTATATCCCCAGCATTTCCTTGACCGCGATCGGGCGGCGGATGATCGCCCCCCAAGTGCCGCCGGAAAACTTCTGCGACCAGGCCGACAGTTCCTGCACGACCGGATGGGCGCGCATTTTTTCGGTAAAGGCCGCCCAGACAGTCTGTTCGCCTTCATACTCCGGAACGATCATCTGCATGACCTGGCCCGCAGCCGTGGCGTATTCCGGCACCGGCTCGATCCGCAGGCCGGGGAAGTTTTCCATCAGCGTTTGGCGGGTCGGCACGTTGAACGGCGAAACGTTCGACAGGGCCGCTTCTTTCTCCGGCGACAGGGCCAACACCAGAGGGTCCGTCCGCGTGAGGTTGCCGCCCATCTGAACTTGCAGAGCGGTAAACAGCTTCAGCACATCGTTATAAATTTCGATGGCCGTGGCGGTTGCCCATGACGTCCCGCCGGCCGCCTTAGTATGCGGCACGATCGGCGTCGAGACCGACGGGTCGTTGAGAATGCCATAATTCTGCAAGCCAAGGACGCCGTAAGCATAGGACCGATTGCGGATACGATTGAAAGTGACTGCTGTTGCGCGGTCCATCCGAGCATTCGCGTCGATAGCGGCCAGACCCCAATGACCGATCTGCTTTTCGCCGGTCCGTTTGATCGTCTGATAGTGCCACGGCTGACGGCTGACCCACTCGACGTTGAAGTCGACCGTGCCACCCATGTCGTAATCGCCATAGGTAACGACATGGCCGGTCGATTCGGCGAGCGGCATCAGCATCGACTGCGAGAGCCAATCGCCCTTAAGAACTTCCCCGCCCGCCACGTCGGCAATGCGGAGGGGTTCCATGACGACTTCCAGAACCGTCGGATCGACGATCTGCGCCAGGAAGGCGGGAATGCCTTGGTTCAGTTGAGTGACCAACTGCGGCTGGGCATCCATCGCCAGATTATAATTGCCGCCCCAGCCGTCCGCGGCGTAAACCGCCGTATCCAGCATGATAACGCCGTTTTCGGCGAGGAGGCGCCGTTCGTTAATGTCGCGCATTAGTTATGCTCCCCACACGGAGATTTTGGCAATATCGCCAGCAGCCGCAGGGCTGTTTACTCGAAAACCTGTCGGGGCCGCCGTGGTCGCCACGATGGAGGTGACGCCCGCCGTCGAATTGGCTGACATGGTGACGAGGGTTCCTGCGACCGAAATAACCCGCGCTCCCGCCGGAACGCCCGTTCCGGAAATCGGCGAACCGACAGCCGGGACCGGTCCCGCCGTAACGGTGAGCGTCGGCTGGCCGAGGGTATTTGTCACCGTCGTAGCCGCCGCAACCGGCGGGGTCGAGCTTGCGCCCGCAATAGCCGAACCGTCGGCATAGCTGGCGAAAACAAATTGCCCGACCGCCGCGCCGTCCGCAAATTCCGCCCATACATCGCCCGCAACCAGCAGCGTAATGGGCTGCCCTTCAAAAAGGGTTTCCGTGCTGCCCGCCATGTAGGGGGTGATGAGGGCGAATTGATCGCGCTGGACGAACCCGACGCGGACCGTTCCCGCGGCGGTGTCCGTCATGACCGGACCGCCGGAACTGGACGACGTCACTTTGCCCGTAGCCGTATCGGCAAAAGCAAACTGCCCGACGATCGCACCCGCCGCACCAACCATCCAGACGGCGATAGGGCTGGCGTTTTCGCCCAGATCGCCGTTATTCGACTGGAGAAGGGAAGCGTGGGGGTTAGCCGACGCCCAGCCGCCTTTTACGCCGGGGGCGAGATAGCGGTTAACTGACTGCTGAAAAGCCATGTCTTAAACCCCTTTCAGGATCGTGGAGCGATTAGCGAACCGCTTATTGAAAATATCGCGCGCCGATCCGGACGTTGCCGAGTCCTGCGCAACGGTTTGCTTGGCCGAACGGGCCGCACTAACCGCGCGGAAGGTCGCGGCGTAGGATGCGCGCGGAAGGCCCTCGAGCGCCACGTCCATAGCGATCAGGCCTTCGCGATACACGTCCGCCGCGCTATCGAACGCAACGGCCAGTTCGCCGGTAACGGCCTGAACTTCACGCTCGGCGGTGCGGATGGCGGCGCTTTCCGCCAGCGCGTCCTTGCGGCCCTTGGCGATCAGACGCTTGACAGTCGCGGCGTCCATGGCGGGCTTGTCGTCTTCGACGTCCTCATCCTTGGCGATATCCTTGTCGTCCTCATCTTCGGCGACTTCCGGATCCTTTTCGTCTTCAGCGATATCCTTGTCGTCCTCGTCCTCGCCAAGCGGCAGGTCGGCGGCGGCATCGATCGCAATCTTGACGTCAGCCACGGTCAGCGCGGCATCGGCGGCAAGCTGCGGCTGGACCAGACCGAAGACCTTATCGGCCAGTGCCTTGACGGCGCCGTCCTTTTTGATCGTGCCGTCGGTCAGGCCGTTCAGGGCGCCCGAAATATCGAGCTTGGCGTCTGCGGCGAGATGCGGACGGAGAAGGCCGCTAAGGCTCCCTGCCACCATCAGCGCCCGTTTTGACTTGATAGCCATGGGTTGTTCGTCTCCAACAATAACGTCCGGTCCCGCGCGACCCACAAAAACGAGCGCCACGTGGTTGCCTATAATATCGCGCATAATTCCGTCATATGCAACGCCATTATATTCGCCGGGCGTCATATCCGCCCGATAGCGATATGCGCTGCTCAATTCGCGCTGTTCGTCGCTTTCAATCCCGTCGATCGACCGACGCGCCCAAACGACCAGGCTGTTCGTTAGATAGTCCCCAATAAACTGCGCATCCGTGCCGGTCGAACCGACCGTCAGTTCGGCCATATGGCTTTCATCGTCCCAGCTAGTCACCGGGACGTGCTCGGACAGCACCTGCAAATTATTGAAGGTCGGCGCGGCGCGGGCCAATTCCTCCGGATCGCGCAGCAACTGATAGACATTATCTGCCGCCAGCCCGAGTCGCTCCCATTCGGGAATTTCCCGCCCGAGATATGGGCAGACGTTCGCCTTGCTGATATTGCTGCGGGCGACGTGGAGCCGTCCGTCCGCATCGAACGAACGGACACTGGCGGCGCGGTCCATTGCGAGAAGAATCATAAATTATTCCTGATACAAATAGACGGAAGGCGCCACGCTAAAAGCAATGATCAAACTATCCCCGGGACGCAACCGAAACATTCCAGAGGTTTGCCCGGTAAGTCGACCAACGACATTTTGCGGCCCGTAATCGATGGTGCTTACGGTTCCCCCCGTGACGAGCAATGTAACCGAGTTAGCGGAAGCATTCACGTAACTAAAAGGGCTGGCCCCCACCGTTTGGACTATTTCCGTCAGAGCTACGTTTGCGTACTTTTGCGTAGGCATATGCAGATTATCGCGCATCCGAGTGCGCGTTCCGTTGTCCGTAATAATGCCGCCCGACGGCGAGCCGTCTGGGTTATTTCGACCGTACCGCACGTTTTCTATGCTGTTGCCGACGGAACCGCTGTCGATCGTAATTCCCGCATGTGTTCCGCCTACGATCCGATTATTAGCCCCTCCGATGACGTGAAGGAGGGTTTCCGTATCTACATTACTAAATACGTTGTTCTGACCGATGCAAACGATGTCGACGGGATTAACTTCTAGATCTATGTCGTTAATCTTACCGAGGACCGCCCCCACCGCCAAATAAAGTCCGGTATCGGTACATCCCTGCAAAGCCCCCCCGTTAAGGGCTACCCCCAGCGCGTGTGCTTGGAACATGCCTATCCCCACGCCGGCCACTTGGAGGTTATTGAATTGGGCATACGAAACCGGCTTAGCCGGATTGCCGTTATGGGTTAAATAAATGCCTTGCAGGGGGATGCTCCCCATGTACCAAGTCCCGGTATCGAGCGCGTGACAAGCTAACCATAGATTCGGGGAGACGCAAAATTCCAAGCGGAAAGCTTCTTTGGTCGGATTTCCGCCACGGACGTGAAGAGCGATATTGCTGAAATTATGAACGGCTCGAATCAGAACCGGCACATCCCCAGCCGGGTCGGCCTCCACTTTGAAACCCGTCAATGTCAGGCCATAAATACCTTCGCTCCCGACGTTGACCGCATCCGGGGCTTCCCCGTCGATCAAAATGGCATGACCCGTTCCGGTGCTTCGAATGGTTACGTCCCCATCGGCAAAAATCGTAGCACCCCCAATCGCCCAATTCGGACTTTCGGTGATGATGTAGATGCCGGGCGGAAAACGGAGATTGGCCCCTGTAGTCGCCACATATTCCCTCGCCATCGCAATCCCGGCGGTGCAATCCGTGGTGCCGTCCCCGACTACGCCGGGCCAATCGGTAACGCTCACGGTTTCTTGCATTTTGGCAAGACTCGTACGCAAAACCGCATCAACGTCGTCTTGTTTAAAGCCCACCAAGGCCCCCCCCGTCGCCGCGATCAGCGCCGTCGTATCGACTTTAGAATCCAGCGCCGTCTGTTGCGCCGTACTAATCGGTTTATCCGCATCGCTCGTATTATCGACATTGCCCAAACCGATAGCCGTCTTGACCCCGGCTAGCGTATTCGCGCCAGTCCCGCCGTTCGCAACGCCCAACGTTCCGTCCATAGTGAGCGTCCCCGCGCCCTCGATCGGGCCGCCGGTAAAGTTCAATCCGGTGGCGCCACCGGACACATTGACGCTCGTAACCGTCCCCGTCCCCGCGCGCGTTGCGGTCAGGTCGACGGCCAGCGCTGTAAAATTAACCGCGACATTTGCCGGGAAGGCTACCGGCGCACCGCCCGCACTGGAAATGGCGGGCGTGCGGAGAAGCTGATTGACTGCGAGGACATACACGCCCTGACCGGCTTCAAAGTCCGCTCCGCTTTCGACCGCGTAACTGTAGGTCAGGCCGTCCGCTAGGGCTTCAACCCCCCGGAACGCCGGGACCGCGTTGCCTAGTTCGAACGGGCCGGTTCCGCTCGATTCAACGAAAATTTTAACGCGGTCAACGAGGGTGGATGTCGTGGCCATGGGAACTCCGCAAAAATACCAGATTCACAATACGACAAGCCGCTCGGCAAAAATAGGTATTGACGGGGTGGTCAATCAAAGCCCGGAATTATAGGTATCGCTACGCATCGGCAGTTGATCGCCGTCCCCGGCCAGACCGTACCTTCGCCATTCTCAAAATCCACGCCGTCAGCAATATTATAGACCAGCCGGTCGCGACTAGCTTTGACATGCTCGGGGCGAGGAGTTTTCCCGCCCGCGCTGTGCTGCCAGCGCGCTTTGGTGATGCCATTTTCTAAAGCTCTTGTCTTGACCAAAACAGCGGTCGCGCGATTATTTTGGTCGCGGGCGATCAAAGCCGCCCGCCTCTTGGTAACGCCAACGCGCTTGGTCAGATGGTCGGTCAGCGACCCGAGATCCCGGCCCGTCGCGATCGATTGCGACAAGACCACCTGGACGCCTTCCAGATGCTGCGCGCCGATCGACTTGATGAGCGCAACATTCTCGGCAATGACCGCTTCGACGGCTTCCCTCATGGCCGGCGACTGCTGGAAACGGACGGTAAATCCGGCCTTCCGTAGGTCCGCTTTCATGTTCCGGTCAACGCGCCCTTCGACGGTCTGCGCGAACCATTCCGACAGTTGCTCGGCGAGCGTATCGAACCGGCGGAGCCAGCGGCGCCGCAGCTTGTCGAATGCGTTCTGCAAAGGCAGGGCGTCTTGGCCTATCTCGACGGTCGCCGGTTCGTCCGCACGATATGCCGCGCGCAACCAATATTCGAGGCTGTTCGCCATCTCGTCGATCAGGGCGTCCACCCGGCGCTGATAAGCGATGCGCGTGGGCGCGGCGGGGCGGATGGGCTTAAGCGTCTTCGGCATTCCCAAACTCCCCGTCGTTATCCTCGCCGTCCCCGTCGTTCCCCTGGTCGGGCGGCGGGTCTGTCAGGTCGACCCCGTAATATAGGCTCGTCTCATCGTTCGACAGGCGCTCGCGGACCTCTTCGGGGCTGATGACGCCGTTCGTCACATAGGCATTATCGGCGTCGGCGTCCGCCTTACGCATTTCCGCCTTGTCCTTGTCGTCCATCTCCCAAAGCGGCAGGAACTCAAAGCCCAGCCCGTCGATGATCTGGCCGAACAGGGAGAGTTGGATGGCGTCGAGAATGACGGCCAATCCGGGGCGCATGTTCTTTTCTTGCAGCGAATGGACGTCCGCATAAAAATTGCGGATTTCGCCGTCGCTGTTCGCGTTCAGGCCGGTCGGCGAAATCTGCAAATAGATAGATAGCGGGATACGCGAAACGCTCGCCAGTTGCTCTTGCGCCTGGGCCTGCAGTTCGTGCAGTCCAGACAGCGGAACGGCAATATTTTCCAATTCCTCCAAGTCTTTGTCGGTTATCATCAGACCGCGGTTGTCTCGGTTGAGGACAAAGAGGTCGGCGCGCTGGAATAGCCACGAGCAATCCCCCCCGGGCATGTTGGCCGACATGTCCGTCTTGAGGTTAAGGATCGAATAGCTGTTGACCATATCCGATACGGACTGGCGCGTTCGCAGCCAGTTATCGACATAGGGTTTCATCATCTGGACGAGCGATAGGCCGCTAAACGCATAGCTCGGTTTGAGCATGTCCGACAACGGACGGCTAACCATCGTCAGCAACCGAGAATGATGGACGCGCTTGCCATAAACGAGCCATTCGCGCGGCTTGTAAAAATCTTGTTTTAGCGGATTGCTCGTCTCATAGACTCCCGGTGCCGCCCATACCGGTTCGATCGCCTTGAGCGCCTTGAGCGGTCGGCGCGGGCTGACCTTGGAGTCGACCAGACGCAGGGGGGTGGCCAGTTCGATCGGATTATCGGCATCGCCAAAATCCAAAAATATTTGACCGCGCCCATAGGCCTGATCGTGATAACACCATGTTTCGGCAACGGTCCGCACGTCCAGCCGGTCCATTTCCGCTTCGATCTCTTTGCGCTGCTCGGCCGTGCCGCCGATCAGCTTGATCCATTTGCGGACCGAATGTTCCGACCATATTTCCGCCGCGTGCCGATATTCCGCCCGCTGCAGCAGTTCGGACAGATAGGGAAACCCAAAAAACCCTTGGCCTTCATGGAACAGCGCGCTTGCCGCCCAGTTGGTCAGCATTCCCGTCCCGGTGGGGCCGGCATGATCCATCGCCATTTCCGGCGGCGCGACGGCGGCCGGATAGGCGTAGGGCCGATAGACCTCTTCGGCCGCACGGTTCATCGGGTCCGGTTTGGTCGGGGCGGGTCGTGCGCGGGCAAGGGCCATATGCGCCTCATTGATCCGCAAGGGCGGACGCGGAGCGACCGGCTCGACTACCGGAGCCGGAGATGCCTTAAGCCATGCTTTGAACCGATCGAGCATTACGCCCCCTTAGAGATTGATAATCATGCGACGGCGCGCGCCGCTTTTGACCATCATAACAGCGTCCGCAAGGTTTGGCGATTTTGAATCGTCCGGCTGTTTGTCGACGACCATTTTGCCCGTATTGTCCGGTTCCCAAGTCGGCTGGGACAGTTCGATTGTCAGTTTCCCCAGCAGCGGCATTTTGCTGCACAGGCTGATGATCTGGGACGGATCGTAATTATAGCCCGGCTCGGTCCGCGCCCGGAAAGTCTCGCGGAATAGCCGACGGAGGTTGCCCCAGCTTTGCGCTTTGAGGTTTTTATAATAATCCGCGTTCGTCCGGTTCGCGCCGGGGTATATCTTCGTATCGGGCTTCTCGACCTTGCCGCTGCCGTGAAAACCGCGAACGTTGATCAGGCGGGGAACGCTGCTCGTCGCATAACCTTCAGTTCGCCGAGCCTCATTGATCATGCGCGCATCGCCTCGCACGCCGGCGCCCATACCGTCCGCGTCATAAAGCAGATCGTCGATGTCCAGATCGTCGCACTGGGCGAACGCCTTGACGACCGACGCATAGATATCTCCGTCCTTGCCTGTCCATTCGGTTACATGGTCGATCAGGACCCCATGGCAGGCGGCAAGGGCGTTCAGATCCTTCCCTCGGTCAGCAATATCCAGGGCGGCCAGTCGCTCGCCGCTCGGCTGGATATTGAGATGGATATGCGCGTCGACCGCGGCTTGTACCCAAGCGGACGGAATGACGATGCCTTCAACCGACGCGCTGAAGTCCATATCGACTTCCTGCGCCAAAATGACGGGGTCCAACTCTTCGACCTGTTTCTGATACCACGCCTCGTCCTTTCGAGGGTCATCCCGCCAGTGCATCTTGAAGACCCGTTCCGCCGGCCACCCCAAGAACTTTCGGGCGAAAGGATTGGCGGATCCGTTAGGCGTAGAGAGGTAAATACGGCAATTCGAGTTGGCCGACAGCGAGGCGTCGACCGATTCCGGATGCTGCAAAAAAGCCGCCTCGTCAACCAGATACCAGGAGGTTCGGCCGCCACGTCCGATATCGTCGCCCCCTTCACCCGCAATGGTCGACCCGTTGGCAAATTTGATCAGCTTCTCGCGGCTCGACCATTCGCCGGTAAAGTCGCGCGGGCAATGTTCGAGGAACTGCCGGATTTTCGGCATGATGGCTTTGGGGTCGTCCAGTGAGTCGACCAGTTCCAACTTGCGGGACCCGACGCCGACGGCCAGGTCGTCATTGAACATGCACATAGTGGCGGCGAGACTGCCCGCTACCCACGTCGCGCCCACTTCACGGCTCTTGCCCGCCGCGCCCGGTTCGCGCGCTTGCCAGCGTTCGACGATCCACTTGGCAAACTCTATTTGCTTGGGGAACAGGATGAAGGGGACGAGGACCGGCAAACCGACCTCGACGTTCCGGGGGTCGCTGGTCATCCCCCAGTCTGTCAGGAACTGCCATGGCTGATCGCGGTAAAAACGCTTCAGGTCCGGCAGCATATCCGGGTTCTCGCGGATATGCTGAAGCCGCCGGAACCGTTCTTTGATGATCGGGCCGTACTCGGGGTGCTTCCAGTCGAAATTATCGGGTGTCATATTATCTCAAAAAGGACTACCAACCCCCACGCCATCAAGGCAGCGAGCCAGCGCATCAGTGGACTCCTCTCGCAGCTTGAACGACAACCTGCGGTGAGGGGGATTCGCGATGAATGTTGTTCAAAAGGCTGATCAGCGCCCAGCTGGCGATAAACCCGGGAACGAGGCCAAGCACGATCGTCAGGAGGGCCAAGGCGTCGCGCCACCTGTTAACAAGCCTAGCCGACAAAACGAAGCTGTAGCAGAGCCCCAGAGCGCCCACTCCGAACAGCCCGATCAATACCAAATGCGGGAGATCGCTGCAGTAGAAGCCACGGCTGATGCTTCCTTGTGGATGGCCGTAGCAGCGGTAATCACCGTCGGGATTACCGCGGTTGGCACGATTTTGATTTGGCATCAGGTCAGGCAGGACTTCGACAGCGGGAAGGGAGCTTCGGTTCCATTGCATGCCGCCACAACAGGTAGTGCGGGCAACAGCTTCAACTGACCATAAAAAACACGAGATAGCCAGCAATAGACTAAACGCCACCATCATCCAGATCGTGCGAAGTTTCATGCCTTCACCGTCAGCAACAGCCCGACCATTTCATCGGTCCAGCCGCCAAGGTCAAAAACGGTAGAAACAGCCCCAGCCGCGCCGAGGTGCCTCATGGCGATGGACAGGCCGGGGAACTTCGTGGGCGACCAGTGTTGCTCGATAAAGCCGTTGGACCACGATCGCGGCGAACCTTGGGTCAGGGCGGCCAAGTTCATGCCTGCGGCGGCGATGGCAAGCTGGTTGGCGCCCGCCGAAGTGCCGGACGGTGCGACACTGCCCACGACCGCGTTACTTTTGTCATCCCATGCGATAACGTCGATCGGAGACGACGGCTGCGAGGATACGACTTCGAACAGGGCGATTGCCGCCGGTCGCGTAGATCCAGAATTGATTGTCACGGCAGTCTCACCGCCCACAGCGGTCTTGCGATAGGCAAGGATCGTAATTTCCGCATCACCCACGCCGCCCGCTCCGTTCCCCGCGTTTCCGACTGCGCTCAGTCCCGTCGTCGTAAAGGTTGAAGGACGGGTACCGCGAATGGCGACGATGGCGATGAGGACATTGCCCGCAGTTGCGGGGGCATCGAGCGTTGGCGACCAGTCGCCACCTGCATTAACTTCGCGGTATGATTGCTGAACCAATGCCGCTGGCGCTTCCGGGGCGGTCGAGGGGAGCGTGATCGTCGCGCTCAACCGCTCCGTTGCGGTCGTGACGATATTATCGGTCGAGTAGGATTTGATATTGACCGTGATCGAGGGACCTCCTGCATCGGTGATTTCCACCATGCCCGCCACCGAACGGACGGTTGCGTCCATTCCGACCGTTCCTGCCGACCAGTAACTCCCTGTCGGCTTGCTCGCGCCGGCGAACAGAGCAGAAGCATGAAACTCCGGGATCGGCGCTCCACCTTGCGTCGAGAAGTCGAACGACTCGTCGGTGTTGAACTGCGTGGCGTGCGCGTCGCCGCCAATGATCATCGTCTTGCGGCCCAGCCCGACCGATCGAATATGATCGGCCATCTCTCGCCGCTCGCTCGCTTTTGTATCCTGTGCGCCATATTCTGCATCAGCCCAGGTTCCGCTAATCGCGAAGACGACAAACTGCTCAGCAGCGGCAGCGGCGGTGAACTCGTCCTTGATCCACTGCTTTTGAACAGCGCCGAAGATCGTCGTCGCGGTGCGCTGCGAACGTCCGTCCGTGAGAATAAACCGGACGCGACCCTTGACGAAAGAGTGGCAGATTGGATCGGTCGCATTGCTCGCGAACGGCAATGCGGGGGTCGGGACGCGGCGTCGATAGGCAGCGATCGAAGCGATCCGCGAGGGGCTGGTGCCGTCGCTGTCGTTCGGTCCGAAATCATGGTCGTCCCAAACATAATAGGTTGGGCAGTTCCGAAGGAAGGGGCCGGAGCGAGCGCCGGAAAGGACCTCAGTATACGCCGCGTCGAAAAGCGCCTCGTCGTTTGTTGCAATATCCGTGTAATGCAGGTCGCCAAGATGGACGAAAAATTGCGGTGGATTCGGAAGGGCTCGTATTGCGGGGAGAACACTTCCGTTGTTCGGACCTGACTGGCAGGAGCCAAAGCCGAAGACAATATTCTGCGCTATCCCCGGCGCCGCCGCTTCCGTCGTAAAGCTGCCCGACCTCGTGGTTTTCAGTGTCGAATTGACCTCAAGGCAGAAATGATATGGCGTGTTAGCCGCTAGGCCGGAGACGGTGTGGGTGACGGACTTCGATGCCGAACTCACATAGGGAGAATAGATTTTCCCGGTCGCGAAGGTCGGATCGGTCGAGGCAACAAGGCGCGTCCCTTCACTGTCACCGTCGAGATAATGCGCAGCGGTGAAGCTGTTATTTGTGACGGGACCTGCCCACGATGTTGAAACCCCTCGGTCTGGGCCGACAGGCGGCGTGATGGGGGGATCGCCGCCGCCAGACCCGAACGCCAGTCCTCGAAAGCCCAGAGAATACCCTTGGCTCGATCCGAACTGAAGGACCATTAATTTTTCATGCCGCTGATGGTGATCGCCCGTCCCGCATACGAGCCGAACGGTCGCGCAAAAACATTTTCATTAGGCTCTAGCGCGCTAGCCGACCACGCGCCATCAATTGCCGTGATAGGCATTCCGACAGCGTTAACGTCTGGGGCCATGGAAGCCACATAGACCGCCCAGCCGCCCGATGGACCGACCAGGAGAATATCCGCGATCGGTCCGACGGCGATTTCCGTCCAGGCGCCGTTAGTCATAAGCGGTTGGCTGATCATGGTGGACATGCGGGCGGCTCCTAGCGGGATATGATGTCGGACGATAGCCGATGGCTACTCGATCGGCAAGAACATGCGGACGAGCGGCAGCGGGTTGGTCTCGTGGTCTTTCGGCCCGAGCAGCCCCGCTTGCCGGCACAGGTCAGCCAGATCGAATGATTCCTGCTCGTATCGGTCATACGCCCTGGCGAACCGCTCTAGCGTCTCGTCGTCTAAATCACCGAAATCTTTGAAGGTTTGGTCATGTTTGGCCCACGCACGAAGGGAGTCGAGCGTATCCAGGTCTTTGACCGCCTCGTCAAAATCACCGAGCTTCTCGCCCCATTCTTCTATCAGCGCCGTCTTGCGATATTGGGGGCGGTTAACGACGCCCATCGGCCCTTCGAACATTCCCATAAAGGCCTCCCCACTGGCGGGTTGCTCGGATGCGGTGCGGTGGCGGGCGAAGGCTTGGACTAAGCTCAGGCTGTCCAACTTGCCTGCCAAGAGCCGTTCACGCCCGTCACCTTGAAGTAGGGCGCCGATCTGCTCGTCCGCCGCCTTCCGGTCCGCCTGCGTCACGGTCACGTCAGTTGCCTTGTCGGTCATTGGTCAATCTCCCTTCGCCCTATCAGCTAGCGAGTATTGACCGTCCCGTCAAGGCCTCTCTTCCCATCGGAGCCGCCACCCGTGACCAGTTGCGGCGGAAAGGGCGTGTAGGTGCCCGCCTGGTCGAGCGGTAGGGGTCGCGGTACGGCGGGCATACGGCTACCGTCAGACAGCGCGACGGACGGGACGAATAGGGGCGTCGGCTAGCGTCCATTACAAAGCTGTTCGTACGCCCGCTGGGCCGCGATCAGGTCATCCCCGACGGGAATGGCGATATTGGCCGACTTCTGCTCGATCTCGATCTTCTCGCCGTATTTTTTGGGATGCCATTTCGCCAGGAGCTTCGCGTCCATCTCGGCGATCAGCCGATCGCGCTTCACATCGCCCGACGAATGGCCCGCCTCGCCGCGGGTGACTTTACGGATGCTGTTGGCGATCGCGTCGAAGCCGGCCGCGCGCGCCTCGTCCATCATGGCGGCGAATTTCGGATTGGTTTTCAGACGGTCATAATTGGTTCGCAAAGGAATACCGATGGTCGCGCACGCATCGATCATCGTCATGCCGCCGGTCACATAGTCCGCCAGCATCTGCGCTTCGAGCGTATCGCCATAATCGTCGGTCTTTGCCATGCGGACAATATACGGGCCGGGGCTGGCCGGGGCAAGGGGGCCGGTCGGCTGATCGTCGCGCGCGATCTTGGCGGGCTTGCGGGTTCGTCCGGCCAATCACCGGTAATCCCGATCGTCTCAAAATATCCGCCGTATTTCACAATTACGTCCCGATCGATGAGGGAACCGATCCGGGAACCTCAAAAACCTACCGTTTTCTGCGGCTCTCCATACTCTTAATTCCTAGGTTCCTAGGTTCCCCCTTAGTTAGAAAGACTCTAGAAAAATAAGGGACAGAGATACGGGCGGGACGGGTAAAAAATAGCTATGTAGAGAGGTTACGGGGAACGGGGGTTACAGAGGCGCCGACAGCCCTCAAACCCGCAGAAAACTGCCAAAATATCGGTGCCCCCTACGGGTCATCTGAAGGGGGCACCCCGCCTTGACGCTAACGAAAAAGGCGCCCGGTAATTTATACCGAGCGCCCGTCTAGTTCCGGCGGAAATTATAGTATTTTATGGAACCGTCTGTAATTTCGGTCGATCCGTTATAAATTTATGAGTCGTCACATCCCAGATAATCTCGGCGATCTCATTGCCTTTAAAATAAGCGTAAAAAGTGCCGCCATCTTTTTTAACGCGCCGTCGCGACCAGCCTAGCCGTTTCATAATGTCGCCGACTTTCCGGCCAGCCGACGAACGGCGATCGGGCGGTATACGCAACAAATCCCAAATGGCCGATGTGGCGATTCGCCCATTATCAAACGGCCCGATCGCTTCGACGAGAATTTCCATCAGGGGGTCCACGAAGACTCGGGCATCCTGTTCGACTGCGGCCAAGGCCCAAAGGGCTTCGGGCAGGCGGATGGGGGCGCCGGCGGTCTCGCGTTGCGCCGCTTCGGCCCACAACTGCCCGCGATCTCGTTCGATCGCCTGCACGTCCACTACGCCGCATTTCACGGGCCAGAAGCGCCGATTGCCCGTCGGGTCGGACAGATACCCGTCGTTGGTCGGATTGACCGTCGCGAAGCCTACCCATTGCCGCCCGCGTTCGGTCGGCGTCCGTTCATAGGCCATGCGAGCGCGGTCCCACTGGCGGGACAGCAAATGCTTGACGTGCTCGACTTCAGAATTGTTCAGCTTCGACAGTTCGGGCGCTTCGACCAGCCATTTGCCGTGCGTAGCTTCAAGCAATTCCTTGCTATCCATCGAGACGGTAAAGTCTTCGGAGAACCAGCCGCGATCGGGACAGAGAGTCGCTACGGCGGTCGACTTTTCAATTCCTTGCGGCCCTTCCAGGATCATCAGTTCGTCAAACTTGCAGCCCGGCTGGCGCGCACGGCGCACTGCGGCGGTCAGGAAGATGGCGCCGACAGCATCGCTATAGGGGGTCGACTCCACGCCCAGATAAGTCGTCAGCCATTGGTCCAGGCGCGGCACGCCGTCCCACGTCGGTTCGGTCGCGTCGAGCCATTCGCGCAGCGGGTGACGGGTGTTGCGGTAAGCGGCGGCCCGCAGCCCGTCTGCGAACGTCTCTTTCGAAAATTTGATGAAGTAGGTTTCGGCCAAATCGGCGCGGGCGAGCAATTCGGTTCGGTCGTTCAACGGCTCGCCGTCCAGCAGGATCCGATCGGCAAACTCGTCATAGGCCACCGATCGCCCCGCCAAGGCCAGGTGGGCTTCGACATTCTGAAGGCTGGTCTTGTCATCGGTGGCTTGCAACATCCGCAGCGTGCCGTCTGGCGCCTTGACTTCGACCGGAGGCCCTATCGGAACCGGGGCCGTCGTCTTATCTTTGCAGACGTCGGTCACGCCGCCAGCCGCCAGCATGATGGTCCGTTCGATATAATCGCGCCGCTCATATTTATCGCGCATAAGGCCCGACATACGCATGAGTCGTTCGATCCGTTCGCAGTCGCGGCCGGTCCAGAAAGCCAGCCGCATTGCCAGACTCATGTCGGCGCTGCTGGCGTCATACGGATTGTTCGAGCTTGCATCCGCCGGCCATTGACGGGCGAGCGCCTCGATATTGCCGGTCCACAGGTCGTCAAAGGTGACGGACTCTCCCGAACCCGGACGAAGGGCCGTCTCTACGCTCGTCTTCGGTTTAGATTTTCGCGCGCGTCGAATCAGATCGTCGTCATCGATCGACCCGACCCATCCTTCGCACGGCTCGCTGGTCCAATCATCGAGCGGGCCGCTACCTGAGTCAGCTTTTGGTGTGAAGTATTCCGCAACAACCGAGGCGAGCGGTTCGGTCAGGTCGGCCGATACGTCACCGCGGGCAGACGTGCCGGTGATCGCGATAAACCGGCGTTCGGTATATAATTCCAATCCAAGCGGAATATTCTTGCAGCGATGATGGGGGGCGACTCCCGATCCGATAATATGAAGACCCTTGCCGGATTGGCTGACCTCAATCGCCGCGCCGGCCAGACGCGAGCAGAGTTCGAGGGCGAGCGGGGACCAAGTGCGTTCCGCCGTCAAACAATTGTCGATATCGAGGAACCAGAAGTCATCGCCGGGCGACAGGACGAACCCGGCGCCATGGCCATGCCCCCGATCGGCCCGCATCGACATGGAGAAGGCCTGTTCGTAAGTCGCCCAATTACCGGGTTCATGCGCGCTGCTAATCTCGCCGGTCTGCCAGTTGCACGGCAATTTGTCGGTTTTGCCTTTAGCATTCGGCATCAGGCGGTAGGTGACCCACTGGCGAACAGAAGCCAGAGGAGCGAGCGGAGCAGGAAGCGTCATTCCGCAGGCTCATGCGGGCAATTCTTGCATTGCGGAGCGTCGGAAGGTAAAGGGAAAACAGCCATGTCGTAACGGTCCTTGCGTCATTGGTCAGGGCGGCGATTGAGAAGCGCAATTCTCGTCCCGCCCGCCCTAGATACTCATAATCTGGTCAGTCGGTCAATCGGCCGCGCCGTTTGAACTCGCCGCACGACCCGTCCTCCCCGACCA